AATCACACCTGGAAGTTGAAGGCCGCGAAGGACACGCTCCGCGCCCTCGCCCACGAGATGGACGACCTCGAGGTCGAGATCCAGCGCCTCCTCGCCTTTGAATTGCAGCGCGGCGACGCCGCCCTGGTCGCCGCCGGCCCCGCGCCGAAAGCAGACGGCACCAACGAGCGGGCGATCACCGCTCACGAAGCACGGATGACGGCCTTCCTCACCGAGTACACCCGGCCGTACAACCAGCACCTCGACGGCACGGCACTCGGTGCGGTGATGGCAGCCCAGGGCATCGACGAGCACATGTCCAGGAGTGCAGACCGCGAGACAGCTCGCATCAACCGGGTTATCGGCGCCAACTTCCCGACGATGCGTCGGGTCCTCACCGTCGTCTCCTGAAGGGACGCAGGAGGGCAGGCAGGCAGTAGCGTACCGTTCGCGGTACGCTACTGCCGTGTAAGGTTCTCGTGCCCCAAACGGTACTCTTCTGCCAGATTCTCGAATTTCTGCTGGACACCTGCCTTCATTCATAGTACAATGATCTCATGACCAAGACACAGACAACCATCCAGAACTGCGGAGCCTGCGGCAAGCCGGTGACAGAGGGGCAGCACCCAGGGTGCTACACCATCAACCAGCCGAGCGACACGCCGGACCTCGACCTCATCATCCGAATCGACAACTCCGCCGACTGGGCCGAGGTCGAACAGGACGGCATCGTCACCCGACGCTGTCACGCCGACAGCGAGCTCATCGACACCCTCACCGACATCCTGAAGTCGCTCGGCGCCACCATCGAGTGGACCACCGTCACAGGACCGCGCGTCTGATGGCCGAGACACCAGACCTCGACCTCATCATCCGAGTGGAGAAGCTGCTCGCCCAGGGCGCCGACCCGGGATGCACCGAAGCGGAGCGGGAGTCCTTCCAAGCGAAGGCCTTCCAACTCATCGAGCGCCACCGCATCGATCGCTCCCTCATCGGCGGGCACCTCGCCGCGGACGACGTGATCATCACCGACACCGTCGGCGACTTCAACGGCATCTACGGCCGGGTCCGCATCGAGATCGTCGATGCCGTCGCCCAGGCCTTCGATGCCAAGCTCTTCTGGACCGGCTACCAGAACAGCCGTCGCCTGAAGGCGTACGGGTTCAGGTCCGACATCGACCAGGTGATCGCCCTCGTCAATCGGCTCCTTGCCGACGCCGACCTCCGGGTTCAACTCATCGACCCGCCTGACTACATCGACGAATACAACCCCTCTGGTGACGCCTACCGCAGTTGGAAGGGCGCAGTCCAGGCTGCCACCATCCGGGAGCGGCGCGGGTTCTACTCAGGCTATGCCGACCAGATCCGCGCCCGCCTCCGCCGAGCGCACCAGGCCGCCCAGGCTGCAGCTACCGAAGAGGGGGTCGACGTTGCCTCTGCCGCCCTCGTACTCGTTGACCGCAAGCGTCAGGTCAACGACACCTTCCGCGCCAACGTCAAGACGCGGGCCGCCAGCGGTATCGACGGCGGCGGCCACAATGGCTACAGCCGCGGTGCCGAGGCCGGCCGCAACGCAGACCTCTCCAGCAACAACCAAGTCGGCTCGCGGAAGGCGCTTGGACGGTGACTCGCCTCGCCTACAACGTCGGTCTCACCGTGCCCGAGCTCGACCTCCTCATCAAACTCATCGACGATGAGGAGGACCTCACCGACGAGGAGGAGGCCGAACTCGCCGGCATCCGTCGCAAGATGCGCACCAAACGCAAGCAACTTCGGCAACCGCGAAAGAAACGCTGGACATCCGCACGAGATCATAGTACAATGACCTCATGACTACGACACAGGATGAACGCGTCTATGACGCCCAGCGCCTCGCCTTCGAGGGTACGCCACTTGGAGACATGTTCGACCGGCGCTCACTGATCGCCGAGACCCGCGAGATTGCGGAGCACCCCTGGGTGCTCCCGTTCGTCGGGCAGGTGTACGTCGGTGAAGCATCAGTCCGGCTCGCTACCCAGGCTGCGTACGCCCAGTACCAGACGATCCGGTTCGCACCGAACATCGTCGGCCGGCACGTCGCCGTCCACGAGCTCGCGCACATCATCGCTCGTCGCGCTCACGTTGACGAACGAGAGCACCACGGCCCCGGCTACCGCGCCATTTATGCCGAACTCGCAGCCGTCGTCTACGGCCCGCACTACGGCCGCCTCCTCCGCGAGGCTTTCTTCGAGCAGGGACTCGAGGTTGGCCCTGCCAAACTCCCGCTACCTGTCAGCCCGATCATCGACATCGACCGCCTCGCGGAAGTTGGCAGTGGAGTACGGTGGCTGTGACGAGAGTACGCACTCTCGGTGTTGTCAGCGCCCTTGCTCAGCATCACTACCGCGACGGTCGCGGCATCCGTGATACTCTCCGCGGTCAACTCACTCACGGTCAGATTGCGGAAAAGCCCAATCCGACCCGAACGCACCGTCGAGCCGACGTGTACTGCTGGTGCCAGGCCGACATCGTTCGTTCCACATTTGATCGGATCGCCCGCGGCCTCACAGAATCCTGTGGGGCCCCTGATTGCAAGGAGCCAGAATGACTGCGCCATGGGAGGCCTTCGGTGTCAGCAATGACATAGACCCGACCGTTCGGATCGCGACTGTCGCCCGCGATTGGGAACCTCCGCCTGAGGCCGAGGTGCACCAGGGCGTCAACCTGATCACCGTCCATATCCACGGCGACGATCCGTCACTCGCCTTCATCCATGTACGCGGCCTCACCTCAGAAGCCGTCCGAACGAAGTGGTTGAACGCTCAGAAAGTCTGGAGTTGGACGAAAGTCCGCGATGAGATTTGGAGGCCGTCATGAGCGGTAGCGGTGGTGCCGGGTACAGCAGCTTCATCGTCGGAGGCGGAGGCGGAGGCGGAGGCGGATCCGGATTCTTCCCAAGCATGCTCGACGGATGGACTCCATCACAACCAATCCAACTAAGGAAAGAAGACAATGACATGAAATTCGTCAATCACGAGGCACAAGAACTCGCCAGCGAGATTCTCGCCGGGCGTCGTACCGAGGGCCTGCGGGAGCGAGTGGAGGCGGCAGTCGCGCACCTGAGCGACCTGTTTGCGGGTGCCGGCGATGGCAGTGTGTTCAGCTTCGCCCGCACCGCCGACAACGGGCGAGTGTACCACTATGCTGCCATCAAGTCCGGCGGCGTTTGGTACAGCACGGGCAATGCCACGGCCCTCACGGGTGGCGACGACGACGCCCTCATCACCTGGCTCGTCGGCCTCGAGATCTACGGTGAGGACGACCTGCTCGCTGTCGCGAAGACCGACGTCCCTGCCCTCATCGAGGGCACCGCGGAAGACGTCTGAAGAATCACTGGACATCTCCGCTGAGAGATGATACAATGATCTCATGACCATGACACACCGACTTCCTGAGTTGACCGTTGAGGCGTACGTCTCCAAGTTGCCGACGAGGTTCTGTGAGTTCGAACCCGGTCGGTGTGAGGAGGCGATCGCTTACACGGTCACACCGCCCACGCAACGACAGGACCCGCGAGTTCATCGCGATGACGAGTACACCACCTTCGTCTGCCGCAAGCACCTCGGCGAGCTCATCGCCCTTCGTTTGGCAGGAGAGTACCCGTCGTGAAAGCGCTGACACTCTGGCAGCCGTGGGCGTCGCTGTGCGTGCTCCCCCGACCGTGCGATTGCGGCGCGCCGATCGTGTGGCGGTACGGCCTATGGGTCCATCAGGAATCGTTCGGCTACACGAATATGTGTCGCATCCCCGGCAGTCTGTTCAAGGCGATCCCGTTCAAGACGATTGAGACGCGGTCGTGGCCCGCGCCGCCGGCTCTGATCGGGCAACGCATCGCCATCCACGCCGCCAAACGACGCGTTGATCAAGTCGGCTGCGACGTACTCAACGAGGCCGGATGGCCCATCGCTATCCCGCAGGTGCCGCTCGGTGCTGTCGTCGGTACAGCGGTACTCACCGACTGCGTCCCGATCGACGATTGCGGCGGTTACTACGAGTCTGTCGTCAAGGTCCGCCGCGACAATGGCACCCTCTGGCGCTGCTACGTCGATCGGCATCCTGCGGACGCGGACGACGTGTCGGATCAGCTTCCGTTCGGTGACTTTGCCCCGGGACGGTGGGCGTGGCTGCTCGCTGACGCCGAACCCTGCGACCCGATCCCCGTCACCGGCCGGCAAGGCGTCTGGAATTGGGAGTCATGATGTTCCGCATTCGTAGGTGGGTCGTCCAGAACAACGGGTACCTCGAGAGTCGACACTGGACGCGTATCGGCGCGATACTAGAGTGTCGTTCGGCGAATCGGTTGGTCCGACGTGGAATGGCCATTTACCGAGTGGAGAAGCTCGCGTGAAACGACAGGACATCGGTATCGTTGCTGCGATCCTAACATTGATGGCCGTCTGTCTTGGCGCCGCAATCGGCGGCTGCATTGACATGACCGACGAATCGCCTGACACGATCCGGACCATAGAAACGTCTCCGCCGACAATCTGGCAGACCACCAACCTTCCACCGTCGTTCACCGACGCCGCAATCACCACCAAGCCAGCAGTCCGGGCCGAGGTACAGATTCAAGTTTCGGAGCCACCGCTCCGGCCGTTCGACCCCGTCGCCTACGTCAACGGTCTCGCCTATTGCTGGCAGTGCCCGGCCCCGGCGATGGAGGCATACCGGGTGGTCGCCGCGTTCTACGGATGGAACGAGATTCAAATCGAGGCGCGGGCGACGTTCGTGCAACAGATCATGGCCGGCGAGTCGGCGTTCTGTTGGAACAGCCGAGCCTGGTCGCACGACACCTACATGCTGATGCCGTGCACCGAGCGCGCCCATCAAGGCACCCGAGAGGATGTTGGCTTCGGGCAGATCACCGATGTCCTCCGGCCGTTCACATGCGAGAAGGTCGGGATCTGCACGCGCGAAGCGACGATCGCAGCGCCGTGGCCGTCGATGCTTGCCTACGTCGCGGTGCTCACCGACCAAGGCAAGCGTCCGTGGTGCTACTACGACAACGGCCGACCGAACCTGCACATCCGCAACGGGGATTGTGCGAGGTGGCCGGGATGAGCCAGTACGTCGTGATGTCGATCGGCTGCCTCTGCTGCAACGAGCCATCAATTCTGATGACCGTCGTAGACGACCTCGACGCCGCGCGTGTCCTCGGAGCGAAGCCAGTCGAGGAAGCCGACTGGGGCTACGGCGTCGGCCTGGTCGCCTTCGAGCTGCCACCATCTCAATCTCCACCAATAGAAAGCGGGCACCCATGAAGTACAAGTCCATCGCAGCCGTGTTCCTTGGAGCGCTGCTGTCCCTTCTCGTCCCAGCCGTCGCGGCGGCCCAAGACGGCGACGTCTTCTCGTGCCCGACAGGGACCACCTTTGATTACAAGGTCGAACCACTCGACGGCTATACGTTCACCGTTCCGACTCCGCCGTCAGGGTGGACGGTCACCGGTGTCATCTTGAAGGTCGGCGGGCCGGGCGGCGGATCGCACATCACATTCACCCCGGTCATGCCAGGCCAGGTGCTCGACGTGAGCTACCAGCAGTACGAGATCAGTCACGCCTACGTCTGCAAGAGCGATCAACCACCAGAGACCACCATCCCAGAGGAGACGACGACATCAACGACCACGACGACCCCGCCGACATCCACTTCCCCGACGACGACACAGCCGACCGATACTACGACGACCTCCCCCGCTACGTCGACGACTACACCACCTTCATCGTCGTCGCCCTCCTCGTCGTCAGTGCCATCATCGTCTTCATTACCGTCTTCTTCCTCTGGGCCGGTCGTCACTGACCCGCCCGAACTCCCGCCGACTGGCAACTCAATCACCCTTCTGATCATCGTGACCGTGCTATTGACACTCGGAGGTACGGCGGTCAGCGTCGCCCGCCGTAAATAACGTCAACCCGCACGTCACTTTCCCGGGCTCGCCAGTCCCTTCGCTGGCGAGCTCGGGGTCCCACTGGACAAACTTCATGAGATATGGTACAATGTTCTTATGACAAAGACACAGACAGAATCCTTCAGATTCACCCGCAACGGAACGGCCTATAACGGCAGTCCACTCTGGGACGTATTTTCGCCAGCAGGTGAATACGTTGGGTCGACCGCCAAGAGCAACGGTAAGCGTGGGGGGATATGGATAGTCCGCTTTCAACAGCACCCGGCGCTGACTTGGGTTTCCTGCGGCGGGTTCCGCAGCCGAGAGACCGCCGCCCAATTCCTCGCGAGGCAGGAGTCATGAGGAAGTTCATCAGGGACGTCGTCCTCCGCTCGGCGGAGATCATCAAGGCGCGCGATTTCGCCGCTCACGATCACGGCAAACCGAGCAAGTGCATGTTCTGCGATCGTCACCCAGGCTTCACAGTCTCCAACGGCAGTAAGCAGGTATTCGTCTGCTCTGATCACCTTGGGCCGTTCATTGCTGATTGGACAACAAACAAAGCATTGACGGTGGTCCGGATATGAGAGTCGTCGACCGTCACGGGTGGTTGGTGCTCTCTACAGCATCAAGCCGAACAGATCACCCAAACAAGCTTCACGACGCCCAAGGTTGTCAGGGCTGCCGGTGGTTTGAGGTCCGGCTCAGCAGCAGACCGACGGATATTGTCGATGACGAACAGCAAATTGAATACCGAGTCGAGATGATCGGTCGCTCCAGGGTGCAAGGCGAGGTGGACCGAGTCCGGGTGGAATACACCACGGCAGCGGGAGCGATCGTCGACTACCTCTCCATGGGCGAGCCTGGTCGGCGGTACATCCCCAAGGTCAGCCGGAAGGTCCTTCATGAGGCCGGTGAGATCGATGAGGACATCATTGACGCGCTTGACGCCTTCGATGAGATCGCAGGTGCGCGATGATCATCCTCCTTGAAGGTCCGGACTGCGCCGGCAAGTCGACCCTCCGCGACGAACTCATCCGAGTGTACGCAGAAGAAGGTCGCGGGGGCAGCGCCGTTTGGAACCGCGGGCCCTTCACGGCAGAGCACGGACCCTGGGAGGAGTACGCTCAGGATCTCCTCGCATTGACCCCGAACCAGGACTGGCTCGTCGTGATGGATCGCTGGCACCTCGGCGAGCTCGTGTACGGGCCGATCCTGAGGGGTGCAAGCAAACTGAGCCTAGCGCAGGCACGCTGGCTTGACGGACTACTCCGCGACAGGGGTGCGTTGTATGTTCACGCACATGCCCCCAGCCCCGTCCTCATGAAGCGTCTCGCGGAGCGGGGTGACGACCTCATCGACCCGCACCTCCTGCCTAAGATCAACAATGCGTATGCCGGGCTGTTCTTGGATGTGCAATTCATGACACCCGGCCCTAAGTTGAAGGTCGTTAACACTGACCTCACACAAGCGAGCGCTATTGCGCCAGCCATTCTAGCCAGCGCTCGCATGGAGGCATCGGTTGCGGGGTACAGAAATCCGATCCCAACCTACGAGGAGACACATCCATGGCCTACATGAACGACTATTACGACGATTGGCGAAAAGGGTACATGTCCCTCGTCCGACGAGTCGATCGGCACTACGACACCGTTATTAAGAGCCGGGCTGGTATGGCATATGAGACTGACGACTTCGTATTCACGCTCGCTCCTGAAGCGCTCGACCTTCCGCTCGGCGTCGGACGCAAGATCAATACAAACCTCGCCGCAGCCGAAGCCATTCAACTCTGTGCCGGTATTGAATTACCACGCCTCACTGAGGCCGTCGCAGCGGGGGTGGCTGATTACGTCCGGGAAGCCGACGGTACCGTCCACGGGAACTACGGTGGGCGCATCGACAACCAGATCATGGATGTTGTCAACAAGTTGAAGATGGACCCGAGCAGTCGGCAGGCCGTGATCCAGATTTGGGACAAGAACGAAGACAGTGAGTGGCGTGATCCGATGCCGAAGGACATCCCGTGCACCATTGCGCTAACATTCCGCATCCGGGATGAGTTGCTCCTTCTCAGTGTTGTCATGCGATCGAGCGATGTGTGGCTCGGTATGCCGTTCGACGTGTTCCAATTCCGTCAGCTCCAACGTACGGTCGCCAACTTCCTCGGGCGTGAGATCGGCGAATACTGTCACCACTCCATCTCGATGCACCTCTACAAGAAAGATCTCGAACGGGCCCGGTCCCTCACCTTCGATGAAGGGTGGAAGTCGACTAACCCGCTGCCTGACGGTCTTCATCCGGCGCAAGGCGGGATGATGTCTGGTCGGTCACTGTTGACTACGGCGTACGACATCCTCGAAGGCCGTAACATCGGAGACGAGCCGCCGTCGCACCAATGGTACCACACCCGCTTGGGGGCGGCGTGGAAGCAGGTGGAGGCGATCTCATGACCCGTCCAACCTGGGATGAAGTCTGGCTCGAGGCCGCGACGGTGATCGCTGAACGAAGCCTCTGCTCGCGAGCGCACGTCGGCGCCGTCATCACGGACTCACGTAATCGTGTCATCGCGACAGGGTACAACAACCCCCCTGCGCACTTCGATCACCGCGATGAGTCGTGTGTCAATTGGTGCCCGAGAGCGGTGAAATTGGGAGATGGACTCAGTCCCTTGTACGACGACTGTTACGCCCTTCACGCCGAGGCGAATGCTTTAATGGCAGCCGATCGCTCGGCTTGGCAGGGCGGCACCATCTACGTCCTTGGCGACCTCTGTTTCAACTGCGCGAAGCTCATCGCGAACAGCGGACTCGCTATGGTCATCGTGAAGACTGATGCCGGCCGGGAATACCGAAAGGCGGACGAGAATTATCGATTCCTGCGCTCACTCGGTATCGGGGTGGAGGTTCTGTGAGTTCACTCGCCGACGTCAAGTTGCACCTAGTCGATGACCTCGAGACAGCGAATGAGATGATGCGCTGGCTCGGAGAGCGACGTGAAGGCGGGATCGCCGTCGACACTGAAACGGAGGGCCTGCGTATCGAACACGACAAAGTCCGGCTTGTGCAGATCGGCGACGAAGTGCATGGTTGGGCGATCCCATGGCAGCGGTGGGGCGGCGTGTTCTTGGAAGCGATGGACCGTTACGACGGTCGCATGGTCCTGCACAACATGAAGTTCGATGTCGGGATGATCCGTGCCACCTGTGACTATCAGATGCCGCAGGATCGCTGTGATGACACAATGCTGATGGCGCACGCCATCGAGCCGAACATGTCCGGCGGATTGAAGCAACTCGCTGGCCGGTATGTGGACCCAATGGCACTCGCTCTCCAAGATCAGTGGAAGAGTACGACAGGATGGACTTGGGCAACAGTCCCCGTCGATTACGAGCCGTATTGGACGTACGCAGCGATGGACGTCGTCCTCACTACTCGGCTTGCCGCCATCCTCATGCCGAAAGTCCGGGAAATGGGTGCGACACGAGCGTACGAACTCGAGCTGGCAGCTGCCTGGGTCGTGGAGAAGATGGAGCGCAATGGCATCATGGTTGACCGTCCATTCGCCAGTGAGGCGCTTGTATCTTTCCGCTCATACGCCAAGTCAGTCAGCGATTGGTGCAGTGAGCACTACGGCGTCCGACCGAGTGCGAATGCATCGGTTGCTCAACGGTTGATCGCTGATGGGATACCACTCGACAAGACAACCGCCTCTGGCGCCGTTCAACTCGACAAATTCGTGCTCGGTCCCATCGCTCACCTGCACCCACTCGCAAACGCGGTACTCGAACATCGTCGGTATTCCAAGCTCGCGTCGACGTATCTCCGTCATTTCGTCGAAGAGACGACAGACGAAGACCCTCGGCTACACCCAAGCATCAAATCGTGCGGCGCGGTGACGACTCGTATGACGATGAGTGCACCGAACCTCCAGAACCTGCCGCGGTCCTCAGAAGACAACCCGGCTGCGATCACAGTTCGTAAGGCACTGATCGCATCGCCCGGCAATACGCTATTGATGGTCGACTACGACCAGGTCGAGTTGCGATTCCTCGCCCATGTGTCGCAAGATCTCGGGCTGATCGCGGCCTTCACCGACCCAGACGTCGATGTGTTCACGGCCATCATGCGCGAGTTGTGGGCTGAGCCGACACTCACTCGGAAGGACGAGCGCAGGCAACATACGAAGAATGCCATGTACGCAATTGGCTACGGCGCTGGCGCCGCGAAGTTCGCGAAGACGGCTGGTCTCGCAGCTGAGTACGGACAGCAGATGTACGACATGATCGCGGCTCGCTACCCGCTGATGAAAGGTCTCAACCGGCACATCGAGAACCGAGCGAATCAGCGCCGGCAAGAGGAAGGTGTCGCCTATGCTCGTTCACCACTCACCGGCCAGATTCACCCGATGGATCACGACCGTGTGTACACGCTCGTTAACAAGTTGGTGCAGGGAGCCGCCGCAGAGTTGCTGAAGATGAAATTGGTCGAACTCGATCACGCCGGCTTCGGTCCGTACCTCGTCCTCCCAGTTCACGATGAGATCATCTTCGATGTCCCAACGGATCAGTTGCGCGAACTTGCTGACTCGGCCTGCAACATCATGGCCGATGCCAATCTGATCAGCGTCCCCATCACGGTTGCACCGTCCGTTGGTCAGTCCTGGGGTTCCAAGGAAGACTATGCGCTATGACCAAACGCGGGACGCGCGCTTGCTACAACACGGGTTGCAAGCACGATGAGTGCCGGGCTGCCAACACGAAGTATAAACGAGATCGTCGCGCTGCCATACGCGCGGGTACATACGCACCGCGCCCATACGGACGGCCCAAGCGTCGCGTCAAACTCCCGAAGAAGTACATCCTCTTACCGCCGCACGGCACTTACGAGCGCTATCAGTCTCGTTTGTCTCCTTGTCACGACGCGTGTTGCCGTGAAGCGAATGCGGCGCATATAAGAGAATGGAGAGCGCGATGACCTTCCGCTACGCACTCGCCGTGGACCCTGGCGACATGACCGGATGGGCGCATATGATGTTGGGTGGGCATTGGTCGGCTAATTCTGTCGCTGCCGGACAATGTACCGATTATGAGTTTCTCAATTGGTTCGCTGACACACCGCAATTCCTTGACTCATCGTGCTTGGTGCTCATTGAAACGTTCACGATCACCGCCCAAACCGTACGCATGAGTCAGCAGCCCATTGCCATGGAAGTGATCGGCACCATGAAGTTCCTCCTCCGCCGTGCGAGATCGTGTCCCGTAATGCAGACACCGGCAGCTGCTAAACGGTTCTGCTCCGACGCTCAGCTGCGGAAGATCGGCCTTTGGCAGCCCGGTAAGGACCACGCCCGCGACGCCATCCGGCACCTTGTTCTTGGAATAGTCACGCACGGTACTGGACAGGTACGCGAAGAGTTGATACAATCTCTAATATGACCACGACACCGAATCTCTACGACTTCTTCACCGGCCCCGTGATGGAGCTGACTATTGAGCCCGAAATCGTCGTCACCCTCGGCCGCTCGCGTGAGGTAGACGACGACAGCGTCGGGGTCGCAATTAGAGTCGACGGCGAGCTCACGTCGTACGTGACCATCCCGACGCCCGAGTTCGTCCGGACGATCAACATGGTGAGGTCGCTGCTGTGAGCAGCCCGAGGTACTGCGACGACGTGACACTCCGACGGACTGTGGAAGAGTTCTACGAGGGCGACAAGCGCTAATGCCCCACGTCCACATTAGACACGACACCTCTGACCGGCGTCTTGACGTCGCATGTGACTTCTCCGACAAGGAGTTGATCAAGACGGTGCCCGGGTCGCGCTGGGACGCAGACCGGAAGGTCTGGCATGTGCCGATGACGTGGGCCGCCTGCGTGCAGCTCAGGGGCACGTTCTCACACCGCCTCACGATGGACGACTTCGTCAGGGATTGGGCCCGCATCCGCAAGGTCGAGGTCGAGACGGCGAGGACATGGCACGACGTCATCGACCCCGGCGTCGAGGTCGAGGGCCTCTACCCGTGGCAGGTCGCCGACTACTTCTGGGCGAACGCTGCCGGGAGCGGCATGCTGCTCGGCAACGACCAGGGAACCGGCAAGACGATGTCCGTTGAGGTCGCTCTCCGCAGTCTGAAAGGCGCACTGCCAGCTCTGGTCATCTGCCCGAACAGCGTCAAGCGAGTCTGGGAAGCCGAGGCACGACGAGCGATGCCCGACGTCAACGTGTACGTCATTGGCGGGGGTGCTACCGCACGACAGAAGACGATCGTTGCCGGCCTCGCCGATCCGCGTGGAGTGCTCGTCATCAACTACGAATCACTGCGATCGCACTCCAGGCTTGCGCCTTACGGCAGCATTCGACTGAAGCGGTGCCAGGCTTGCGGTGGCGAAGATAAGAAGGTACGCCCCGCTAAGTGTCACAGTCATCCCAAGGAATTGAATGATACGGGCGTTATCAAGTCTGTCGTGATTGATGAGGCACAGCGCTTGAAGGATCCTAAGAGTCAGCAAACAAGAGCCGTGTGGGCAGTCTGTCACGACCCGTCCGTGACGCGTCGGATCGCGATGACGGGCACGCCGGTCGCGAATCACATCGGCGACCTCTGGTCGATCATGCACGCCGTCGCGCCGGAGGAGTATCCGGTTCGCTCCGCCTTCCTCGACCGCTACGCGCAGATGAGCTGGAACGCGTTCGGCGGCCTCGACGTCGTCGGCCTCAGGCAGGACCACGCCGCGGAGTTCTTCTCCTTCTTCGACGCACGGTACCGCCGCATCACGAAGGTGCAGGCCGCGCCCTGGCTGCCAGACAAGTACCGCAGCATCAGGTACGTGACCCTGCCGACGAAGATGCTGAAGGCGTATCGCGAGCTCGATGAGCAATTGATCACTCGTCTCGATGACGGAACAATCGTGTTCGCTTCGAACAACCTCACGCAGTCGACTCGTCTCCTTCAGATGTCGTCTGCCTACGGGACTGTCGAAGCCGACGGGAAGTATATCCTGACCGAGCCGAGTCCAAAGTTGGACGTGATGGAAGAGATCCTCGCTGAGCGCGGGGGGCGACCAATGGTCGTCGCCGCGCTCAGTCGCCAGCTCATCGACCTTGCCGCGGCGCGCCTCGAGAAGAGCGGTGTCTCGTTCGGACTGATCACCGGTGCCGTCCACGAGAGTGACCGGAGGCGGAACCTCGACGCGTTCCAGGCGGGCCGACTCGCTGCCCTGCTGGTGACCATCGGAGCGGGCGGCGAGGGCCTCACGATGACAGCCGCCGACACCATCCTCTTCCTCCAGCGGTCCTGGAGCCTCATCCAGAACCTGCAGATGGAGGACAGGGTCCACCGGATTGGCAGTGAGATTCACGAAGCCATCCACGTCATCGACGTGATCACAGAAGGAACAATCGAGGAGGATCAGATCGTGAGAGTGCAAGCCAAGCTGGCCCGTCTGGAAGAGGTCCGTCGCGACGGGCTGGACTTCTCAGTCGCCGGCCCGGATGATCTAAAGGTGGTGACATGATGCCGAACGCAGTTGACTACGCGAGCATCGCCGATCACCCGCTTCGGGCGATTCCGCAGACGACACTCGGCTACTTTCGTCATGAGTTGCGAAAGGTCATGCTGACTGGCGACATGCAGATCAGTAATGATGAGATGGTTGATCCGATCGCGGACGCGCTGTTGATGAGTGCCATCGAAGCATTGGATGATCGTCGTCACATCACGCTGCCGTGGTGCATTCGTTGTGGTGCTCTCATCGTCGATAACTCAACGTGCTTGCGTGCTCCTGATGGCGGTGTGCATGAAGGATACAACGGTCCGCCATTTGCAGTCCGACAAGGGCACAGTCTTCATGAGAATGGATGTCCACGCGCTTGTCCACTACCTGACTTTGATCCAATCTGCACCTGTCGTCGGGTTAGATCATGATCGTCGCATTCGACTTCGACGGCACGATCTGCGACAGTATGGGCGGGTTGGAAGACCTCGCCGTGGACGTCATCGGTCGGTACTGGGATGTCGCCGATGAGAATGTGATCCGGCAACGATACCGAGAAACATCAGGCGACCCGTTCGATGTGCAGTTACCGCGGATCATGTGCTCGACCGGTCGTGAAGTCAGTCTCGCCGTCGCTGCATACGCCGCTGAGAAGTTCGACGTGACGATCCGGTCCAAGCCGAAGAAAGAGACGATCGCTGCAATTCACCAACTGATCGCCGCGCATATCGGCGTGCACATCATCTCGTCCACCACGACACCGATCATTCGTACTTGGTTGCGAGAGCACCTCGTGCAGCTCGAGTCACTCATCCACTGTCACGGCATCGACATGGGAACGAAGATCGAGAATCTCAAACGGTGTCAGCCGGATTGGTTCGTCGGCGACAGCTTCAGCGACGCGAAGAGAGCAGCGATGCTCGGCATCAAGTTCGAGTATGTCGACATCCACGAACACATCGACACGCTCTTACGTGAGGTGCTACGTGAGCGCTGATGTCTACCGCGAACTCTTCGTGGACTTCTGCCGGGCCGAGCTCGCGAGCGGTGGCCCGGACCCGCAGGTGACGCTTGTCGGTCGCGCTGTCCGGGAGCAGGGTCTCATTCCGGCGGAGCAGGCCGTCTTCTGCGGCTTGTTCGTCGTGCCGTACACGGTCGGTTCGGGAGCTGTCCTTTGGCACCTCCGTCAGACCGGCATCACGGATTGGGCGTCCTTCCTCATCGAACACAAAGACGGGTTCCCGATGCGACGTGAGCGGCGGTCGGTCTGGGGTGATGACCGGCGGAAACTGATGGAGTCCGTCGTCTCGTGGATCGATTGGTGCTACACCACGTCATCCGATGAGGTCCATGCAATGACGTACGATGAGTTGTACATGAGTATCGGCAAGCGGGCGAAATACTTCGGCCGGTACGCAACGATGAAGGTCATCGAGACGATGCACCAGGCCGGTCTTCAGGTCGCACCGCAGTCATCGATCGTCGCGAAGGGAGCGAAGTACCCGCGGAAGATGCTCGCCCTGATGTTCCCTGAATACGACGACCTGATCAACTCGAAGGACAATCGACCAGAGACTTTGGCCTGGTTGAATCAACTCGCGCTCGCGGCGTCGGCTTGGACTGAGCAGGACGTGACCTGGTTCCAGCTCGAGACTCTCCTCTGCAACGCACGACAGAGTCTCGACGGCAAATATCCGGGCCGCAGTCACGACCGCGAGCTCGCGCACTGGCGGAAGGCGAACGGGTACTTCAACGAACGAGGCATCGTCGACCTCCGACAGGTTGTTCCGTTCTACCGTCTGCGCCTTGAGTTGTTTCCGCCTGAGTATCTCGGCGAGTACGGCGATATGAAATGGTGGGGAGCACGTCCGGATCTCGAAGCGGCGCAGAAAGAGAAGGTGAAGCGTGCCCTGGCACATCGATACGAATCTTGAGGTGTGCGGCACACCGACCGTCAAACAGGTCGAGGTCTATCAGTGGACGGCCTGCCTCACGGTCTGCACCAAGTTACCGCCCGCCGATGTACGACGCAAACTCATGTGGTGGCAGCACGTCCCCGTGACTGACGGCAAAGGTCTTCAGGTCGATGATTACGTCCGGGCCCGCGACTACGCGCTGGCGATGTTGGATCACGGCCACCGCGTCGTCATCAACTGTCTCGCCGGCCGCAACCGATCGTGTCTAATCGCTGCTCTCGTCCTGATGGAGCGGTACCGGATCGACGGCGCGAGTGCCGCCTACATAGTGCGTGCTCGCCGGCCAAATGCCCTTGTCAACACAGTCCACTACGAGTGGCTAGAGAGTCTGGAGGCTCGAATATGATTGAACACCGACCGATGCGCAGCTTGAAGGCCGAACTCAGTGATTGGCTGGATGAGGACGTCGTCAAGTTCATCAAACGACGGCACAAGAACGACGGTTTGACGTATACCGTAATCGCCAGAGAACTTCGTGAAAGCGGATTTAAAGTTAGTGAGGGCACGGTGTCTGAATGGGTGCGCAAGAGCTGGCGGGAGGGCTGATGATCCTCAACATCCGCGGCTCGTCGTGCAGCGGTAAGTCAACTAGCCTCTACCGCCTCCTGCAGGATTACCCCTCAGTCGAGGTCTGGGAGAAGGTCGGCTGGAATAAGGTCAAGCCTCGGCAAGTCGGACACCTCCTCGCCGGCGGCCTATTCATCGTCGGTCCGTACGCGCCAACGGCGAAGACCGGCGGCATGGACATGTTGATGCCCGGCAAGACCGAGTTGGTCACACTCTGGCTCGAACGGAACTGCGCCATCTACCCGCACGTCATCTTCGAGTCGATGATGGCGAGCCTCGCGATCGGTCGCTATCACGAACTTCGTAAGCGCCTCGACGTGACGTTGGGCGTGCAGAACAGCATCACGTTCGCCTTCCTCGATACGCCGCTCGAGGTCTGTCGCGAGCGTATCCTGTCCCGTAACGACGGGAAAGGGCCGACGGGGAAGGGCATCAACGAGGAAGCGACCGTCGATCACCAGTGGAAGCGAGTCCGGCAGATCCGCGAGCGCTTCACGGAGAAGAAGGAGCGCTGTGAGACCCTCCCCTGGGAAGCGGCGTACGAGACAATGATCGCTTTGCTGATCTCTGGGGGCTGGGATCCATTCTCGACCCCGCCGCCGGCGCACCCACGGATCCGTACCCGCTACTCGCTGGAGGACGTCTGGAACGAACTCCACACCAAGGGGATGCCAGACAGCGACCCGGAACGTGGTCAACGCTTCCTCAACGAAATCGAGAAGCACAGAGTGAAGTTCCCGTCATGAGCGCTCGCGACGACTACCCAGCCTTCGCCCCACTTGAGCAGTACGACGCGATGACCAGGGAGATCAACCGACTGCGGCGCTGGAAGACAGAGGCGCTCGAGGTGCTGAAACACTGGGACGCGGTCGGCGAGTGTTTCGATCTCTCCGGTCACCTCGGGGAGTACACCGCCGACAGCGTCCTCCAAGAGGTCACAAGACTGCAAGAGAAAGCGAACAAGCCCCCCGACCAACTGACAGAGCAGTTGGTCGAGGCCGCCCTCCGCTTTACCTTCCGCAACACGCTGCGACCCCAGGCGGACGCCGACGAGAAGCTGTCGGCGATTACCCGCATTGCCAGCGAGATTCAGCGACAGTGGCACCCGGACAAGCGGTGGGACACCGGGATATGAGGTACTTCACCAACTCAGAGATGAGCACCTTCCGCGACTGTCGTCGCAAGTGGTGGCTGGGGACGTATCGGCGACTGAGGCCGCGGGCGAGGAAAGTCGTAGGGCCAGCGCCCATCGGTACTCGCGTGCACCAATCACTCGCGCAGTGGTACGTCCCGGAGGGCGAGGAGCGGGTGGACCCGCGGGAAGCGCTCGAGGCAATCATCACCGCGGACCGCGCCGACCTCCTCGCGGGTTTCGGCGAAGACGAGGTCGCGAACGGCATGTTGGTAAAGGACTTCGAGGGCGAGAGTGACCTCGTCCGGGCGATGATCGAGGGGTACGTCGAGTGGCTCGCGGAAACCGGCATCGACAGTGACTACCGCGTCGTCGGCAGCGAGCGCGCCGTCGAGTACCAGTTCGCGGACGGACTCTCGATCGCAGGTCGTATCGACACCCTGCTCGAGAAGGTCAGCGACGGCTCGCACCTCGGCATGGACCACAAGACCGGCGACTTCGGCGCCCTCGTGAAGACACTGCCCATGGAGGAGCAGATGCTGCTCTACGAGATACTCAGGCGACTGACGACCGAGGGTCGCAGCAGCGGCATGCTGTTCAACATGCTCAGGAAGGTGAAGCGAACGGCAAGGGCCAAGCCGCCCTTCTACGAGCGTCTGCCGGTGCCGTTCAACCAACACCAACTCAACAGCGCGTGGTACCGGGTGATGGCGATCATCAACGACATTCTCGCTGTGACCGCTCGGCTTGATTCAGGGGAGTCTCACCTCACTGCGGCGTACCCCCGACCGAACAAAGACTGCTCGTGGAAATGTGAATTCTTTGCAGTCTGCCCAATGTTCGATGATGGCAGTCGCGCTGAAGACATGATACAATCTCTATACGTCGTCGGCGATCCCCTCGACAGATACCCGGACCTTACAGGAGGGACCGCCGATGAGTGATGGTTGGAAGTACCGTCCCATCTTCATCGCTGTGAACGGTCCTGGGCCGTGGCCGTGCTACCTCAACGCCTGTGAGGATCTCGTCCTACCAGACGAACTCGCCATCCATCACCTTGATGAGAATCACGAGAACAACGAACCAACGAACTTGACCGCAATGCACAAAGGGTGCCATAGTCGTCTGCATTTCGCAGGCGTTCCTCGATCAACCGAGACACGAGCCAAAATCTCGGCGGCCAAGACAGGTAAGAAACGACCGCCAGTCACAGATGAGTATCGGCGCAAGATGAGTGAGATCAAGCGCGGAGTCAGACTCACAGACGAGCACAAGCAGAAACTATCCGACGCAACTCATGCCTATTGGGCGCGTAAGAAAGGAATCGCATGACGGTCGATCTGAGGACGCTAAGCATCCTCGTCCATGCTGAGTCCAAGGTTGGGAAATCGACACTGGGGGCAACATGTCCCGCGCCAATCTGCATTCTGGACGCCGAAGGTGGCACCAAGTTTCTCCCCGGCAGCACGTACCTCAGGGACAGACTAGGTGGCCGTCCATTCACGATCATCCCTTGGGAACCATCACAGTCACCGCCGATCCCAGATGGAACGTGGGATGCCGCCGTTGTCACAGTCCGTAGTTGGCAAGATGTCCAGTATGCATGGCAGTGGTTAGCGCAGGGCAATCACTACTTTACGTCCGTCGTCGTCGACTCCATCACTGAGATCCAACGCCGTGCCAAGGCGAATCTGAAGGGCACGGAGGCGATGATGATCCAGGATTGGGGTCAACTTCTCACGGTCATGGACACCGTCATCCGCGGATTCCGTGACCTCACGATCGACCCGTACAATCCGATCAGAGTTGCCATGTTCGTCGCCGAGACTCGACAGATTGACGGCAAGTTTCGCCCATATATGCAGGGACAGATCAGCACCAGCCTGCCATACTGGATGGACGTCGTCGGGTACCTCTACGTCGACCAGGCACCGGATGCAAACGGACAACTCACGCAGATCGTCCGCAAATTGCTCGTCAACCAGACTCCTCTCTTCGAAGCCGGCGAGCGAGTTCAAGGTCTTGTCGGACCGGTCGTCGACAACCCTGACATCTACCGCATGCTCGAACTCATCTATCCGCACTATGCCGCGCCTGCACAAGAGATTCAAAGTGCCTAAGTCTCACCGCGTGTACTTCAGAATTCACGGTACTGGACCATGGTCGTGTGAAGATTGCGATATCATTCTCATTGAACTTGGACGACGATCGGGCCAGGGACAGATTCACCATATCGATCAGGATCATCAGAATGATGTCATCGAAAATCTTGCTCTTCTTTGCCGATCGTGTCATGCGCTACGTCATCGATATGATCGCGCTCGGCCGAGTACTGCTAAATCTCAGCAGAAGACGAGCGCAAGTCTGAAGGGGCATCCGGTATCACAGGAAACCCGTGACAAGATTGCTGCCGCACAGCGCGGTCGCGTATACTCAGAAGAGCGCCGCGCCGCAATGCGCGCTGGGTGGGCGTGCCGAAAGGCACATCTTGCGCAACTACCACAAAGGAGTGATTCCAGTTGACTACGATTGATTTCGGTGCCCTCATGAAGGAGGCTGGCGAAGGATTCCAGCCGGTCCCGTCGGGACCGTACAACGTCCAGGTCTCGAAGGCCGAGGCGACCACATCGTCTACGAGCAAGCCGATGATCAAGGTGCAACTCAGGATCGTCGGTGGACCGCACGACGGCCGACTCCTCTTCGATCAGTACGTGATCACGGCCGGTAACCCGAACGCCCTGTCTTTCTTCTTCGAACACATGGCCGCCTTCGGGCTCGACCGCACGTACTTCGCCTCGAATCCGCCGTTGGAGCAGGTCGCCGCCGCTCTCATGGGCCGACAAGTCGCTGTCAGCGTGGGCATCAAGCCGTTCAAGGGCAGTGATCGCAACGAAGTTCAGGCTTACAGTCCAATTACCGGCGGGCAAATCGGTGTCGCCGCCACGGCAGGATTTGGTCCCGGCGCTGGCATTCCGCAGGCAGCGCCCGTACCGCAGGTCGCACCGCCTGTCGCACCCGTTCTGGTTCCCCAGGCGCCAGTCGTCGCACCAGCCCCCGCACCCGCCGCAATGGTCTGGGTCATCGACTCCGGAACCGGGCAGCCCATGCAAGTACCCGCCGGCGCACCAACTCCGGTCCCGTCGCAGACGCCAACCGTCGTACCGCCTCCGGCCGCGATCGCGCCACAGGCCCCGGTCGCCCCGCCGGCCCCGGTCGCACAGATCCCGCCGCCAGCGCCGGTAGCACCCCCCGCTCCTGTCCAGGAAGTGCCGCAGCCTCCGGTCCCGCAGGCTCCCGTTCCTGCGCCGGCGCCGGCTCCCGCGCCCGTCCCGTACTCGGCGGGCGACGAGGAGCCGTTCTGATGGCGGACCTCAAGCCATTACCGATAGACATCGATACGGTGTGCACTTCGTCCAACTTCGAGGACGTCGGCGACTTCCACCGCAAGTTCGACCTCCACACCAGCGATCGTGATCCGGGGCCCATTGATGTCACGACAGAACTCGTCGAATTCCGGGTTCGATTTCTCACAGAAGAGCTCGACGAATTCCGTGACGGTATCGCACTAGGCGATCACGCCCAGATGTTCGATGCTCTCATCGATCTCGTCTACGTCGCGATGGGGACCGCACACCTCTTCGGCTACCCGTGGCAGGAGGGCTGGGACGAGGTCCAGCGGGCGAACATGATGAAGTTGCGGGCGACGACCGCAGATCAATCTCTCAGGGGCGGCACGTGGGACGTCGTGAAGGGACCGGATTGGACGCCGCCGGACATCGCCGGCATCCTGAAGGAGGTCGGGTTCGAATGAACTTCGCGAGTTATCGCGTTGTGGCGATTCACGACAATGCAGTCGAACTCTGGGATGGGGAGTCGAAGATCGAACCAAATCACCCGGCACCGGCGACGATGATCTGCCCGGTCGGCAACCCATACGCATTCCAAGTCGACGACGTCGTGGACCTGGTCGTCGTACTACGAGAACGACCGGAGGTCCAAGAGTGAGTCGCGTCTACATCGCATCCAAGGCGAAACACGGGCCCCAGTGGGTCGCACTTCGCGATGCTGGTATCACCATCACCTCATCGTGGATCGATCTCTATGAGTCGGACGCCATTCAGGATTGGCGGCAATTCTGGCTCAGATGCATCGCAGAGGTTCGTTCTGCGGACTACCTCATCGCAGTTCATTTCGAGGGTGACGGACCATGGAAGGGTGCTCACGTCGAGATCGGCGCCGCCATCGCCTTGAGTATCCCGGTACTCCTCGTTGGCGATCCTCCTGGCACGTGGGTCGAACACCCCCAAGTTACTCGGGTGACCATGCGCGAAGCACTGGAGATCGTACGATGACCGTTCACTTCGTTGCCTGTCAAAGTTTCGCTGGCGGGATGGACATGGGCGCGACGAAAGCCGGCCTGCGAATGGTCCACAAGGTCGAGAACGTCGGCGGATTCGGCATCCCGAATTGCGATCATAATCGGCACTTGCTCGGATACGATTGGAAGTGGCAGGCCGAGGCGCCAGCGGGGTGGGAAGTACATGATGTCGAGCTCGTGCTCGGCAATCCGCCGTGCAGCGGGTTCTCGGTCGCGAGCAATACCGAATTCCGCGGTGCCGACAGTCCAATCAACCACTGCATGTGGGACTTCGCCGACTACGTCGCGAGGGTCAAGCCGCAGATCGCCGCATTTGAGAGCGTGATGCCCGCGTATAGTCGCCCTGACGGTCGTAAGTTGATGGTCGACCTCCGGAACTACCTCGAAGCGATCTCTGGTCTCAAGTACGACCTCACGCACGTGAAGCACGATGCCGCGGCCGTTGGTGGTCCGTGCACTCGACGCCGTTACTTCTGGGTCGTTCACCGGATACCATTCCGAGTCGATGTGACACCAGTGACACTGCAGCCGACGTGGGCCGATGCGATTCATGATCTCGTCGACATGCCAGGTGACGACTGGGGGTTCCAACGATACGGCGCGACACTGGCGTCATTGTGGGCCACGCACCAGGTACGAGGCCTATTCGGTACGGACGGACACTGGTCGCCGCCGCTCACCGACAGGCGCGGGAGTCGACTTGCCATCCTGCTCGAACAGGAAGAGTGGGCGCCTGGCGAGAATTACGAAGAGATCCTGCGCCGTAGAACGGAACGTATGGGCGGACACCCTGGCGAGCCGTGGACACCGGACGAGATCGCGCAACACGAACGGCGGGGGTGGACATCCGGCTACTTCCCGACGACGCGGTGGAAGCCAGATCGCCCAGGGTATGTCATCTATGGTGGTGCCATCGGGAATGTGATTCACCCCTGGTTGCCGAGGCGCATCACGCACCGTGAAGTCGCAAGAGCGATGGGGTTTCCGGATACGTGGAAGATTGCTCCGCTTGCCGACGATAAGGGTCTGAAAGACTATTGGGGGAAGGGCATCACCGTCCAATGCGGGCAATTCCTGGGGAAGTGGATCAAACTCGCCATCGAGGGTGACGTATCCGAGCTCCCAGAAGGTACGCCCGTCGGCGACAGAGAATGGTTCTACGATGTCAGACCAAGGAGGAAGTAATGACCACACGTGACGGTATCGGATCGCCGCGACGGAGAGAGGTCGTCGAACGTGATGAGGTGGCTCTCAAGCTCATCAAGCGGCGTGCCGATGACGGTTTGTGCACCAGACTCATCGACATCCGCCGGTCGCTCACCGAGCGTGAGCCAGGGCTGTCCCGCGGGCAGTGCTACTACGTCGTGAAGCGACTCGAGCGCGCTGGCCACATCGAACGGCGCGCCGGCTATCTCTGGTGCATCGCGGAGGAGTCGTGAGTGCCACGGCAAAGGTCGTATTGTCCTGGAATGAGACCAATCCAGGGTGGACAGCCGCAACGGTCGTCCAGAAGCACGAACAACAAAACAACGGCGTCAGTGTCGCAGAGTCTGCGAATCGTCAGGCCGGGAGTGGGTTTGATCCGTTCCCGGTGATCTGGCATACTCTGAATGCCTGCGCTCGCGATCTCGACTGTCACCCAGGCCGCATCGAAGTCACGATCCTCGTCGAGAGTAGTGAGATCGAAGAGATCATCCGCCGTCAACCGCTAAGAGGCTAGCGTGACCCCTCAGCTTGCCTCTCTTTGACAGACCGTCCCGCGACTAAGACACGCCCATCATGACCCTCCTGAATGAAGAGATCATCACCGAGATCTCACTCGGCGACGAGCGCCCGCATATCGCCTGTTGCATCGCAGATGCGTTCTTCTGCGGCCGGCCGTTCCATCCTGAACTTCTCGCAGTTGAGGACGACAAAGAAGAAGATTGCTGCAAGACGTGTATCGACATCCGATACGACATGCTCTGCCCGCCGCACAGCCCGAAACATTCGCATTGTCCGCTACTATTGACACGCATTTGTCGCAGAGCATCATCCTAATTACGTCGTCGGAGACATCCCGCTAGCCGGCGTATCGCTGTTATCGCCATATTTGCGACGTAATCGAGCAATTTCCTGACGAAGTTTGTCCCGCTCCGCAGCCATCACCTCGAGTCGTATTGTCAATTCTCGGAACCCCGCCCGCCATTCCTTGTTGTCCTCTTGCAACGTGTCGATGATGCGGTTGAGTCCGTCAATCACCTGGGCTGTTCCCGCTCTCGATTCGGTCGCCACCCCCGACTGCGCCGAGATCTTGTCGACTGCCCGGGATCGTCTATACGTCAAGACACCTAGAGCGAGCGCAACACCAGCGGTTCCAATACCACCTGTTACCTGCTCCCAACTCATTTCTTCTCCGTCATCGGGTTCACGGGCGCCTCGAGCAGCAGAGGCATCTGCAAGATCGCGATCGCAATGTACAGGATCGGAAGTTGAAGACTGGCCTTCCCGCCAAAGAATTGTTGAGTGTTACTCACACCCCAGAAGAAATGGAAGCTGATCGACAATGCCAAGATAACCCGGACGATCCGCAGGTCGCGGAAGATGTTGAGGAAGATCATCTTACTCGACCCGAGCGCAAAGAATGCGACTCCGATGAGATTCTTGTCGAAGCCATACGGGTTGAATGCCGGGTTGGACGTCCAGAAGTTGACAGCCAATGCGATCGACATCGCACCAAGTGTCATGATCGAGTGATAGAGGGCGGGGTGAGTTTGGCGGATGTTCACCCTGCTGTGCTTGATGACATTGTTCAAATCCCCGTCCTCCCCACCATTGATTCGGCTCAACCCATTACACCATCACCGGCAGCGTCGACCCCGACTGGCGCAACATGTCATTGTACCAGTCGATCGAGTCATAAGGATGTACCTCAGCCCCCAGGTTGACCGCCACCTGCTCGTCGGCACCAACGGCGCGCGCCAACGTCCCGGAGCCGTAGCGGATGAACGTCGCCGGACCGTTGCCGTTGTCGTAGCCGGTCTGCCAACCGGGCTTCGGCTTATGGACTGTGATGGGCTTGGACATTTCGTCCTCCTCGTCGGGCGGTGGGTCATTTGGTAGCGGAATATTAGCAATCGGATCAGGGCTGCCGGCGTTCACCCAAGTCTGCCAACCGCGGATCTCAATAGGCTGCATGTGCCACGGCTCGGGCGGGATCTTGATGAACGTGTGCAACCCCCACTCGGGAGCGTCCTCGGTCTCCGCCCATGTCGGCGCGCGATGAGTGAGGACCATCACGGCGGTCGTGTTCACGGCGACGAGATCGACTGCAGCGTACCCGGCGAATCCCGACGCCCACTGTTGCGTTTGATGGAACGACTTGCCGTCGGGCGCAAAGCCCGGCAGTGTCGGCTGCGTCGACCGCCAGCCACCACCGATGCCAAGCAGGCCGCCGCGGTGCTCCAGATACGGGAACAGTCGCCGGGCATACTCCGGGTGCATCTTCAGTTCGTGAATCTCGCGCATCCGCGCCAACGACACCATCTGGGTGCCGTAGCCATTCGGGTAAAGAGTCATAATTACAAGCCCCACTTGTATGCAAGGTAATCGTAGAGTGATGCTTCAAGGTCTACGTCGTTAGCGAAGATCAGCTCAGCGATCGACCCCTCCCAACCAAAGTTCGTATTGGGGGCATCCCCGATCCAGAGGGCGAAAGTCGGATTGGACGACGTATAACTAGTCGATTGCGTATTGTTGGCGATCGCGCTGCCATTGTCGATACGAATACTGGACCGTGACGCAGCCCCGCCAGCTCCTCCCGGCGATCGAATTGCGAGGATCGCCCATTGATTCGGTGTGAGTGCGCCTGCCGCCGAAAGGTTCGACACTGGCTCATTCCCGCCCGATCCGTTACCGACGACGTGCCAAACTTTCGTATCAGCCCGGTTGTCAATAAAGAAGGTCCCGATGCCGTTAACCGAGTTTATGTTGGAGAATGGCATCCGTTCGTTGCCGGTCGTCGCGGTTAACTTGAGAACACACATGATGAGATGCGGCGTCTCATCATTGAGAAACGCCCACTTGGCGAGATCGGGGGTAGTGCCGCCGGGGGCCTGGAATGCTTGTGACCCATTGAACGTCATCGTCGTCAAGCCATTGAGGTTGTCACCTCCGATGCCGGGGCGAAGTCCGCCGGTCGCAGTGACGTCGATTGAGTCAGGACCCTTATCGCCCCAGACGGTAACCAGCCCGCCGGATTCCGTGATCGTCGCTAGGTCCGCGCCGTCGTACCAGACGAACAAATCGTCTGGATCAGGTCCTGGCGGTGGTTCTGGCGGTATGGCGTACCGAAGACAAAATGCTATATCAGTTGTGGTTCCACCACCATCGTCAGTAATCTCAATAGTAATCTTATCATTACGAAAGACCGTTACCAAGATGTCAAACTCGATCTGATCGATTGCTGACCCTAGGGTCAGTGACTCGATGATGACTCCATTGACCAAGATGTCGAAGTCGATCGCAGCGTCACCTGTCGTCCCGGATGGGAAATCAACAACGCATTGCGTCCACGTCGTCGCTCCTTCGCTATTCCATACTGTCGAATCCCATGTCGTATTCAGTGTTCCAGGACGGAAGAATCGCGGTAAATCCAACCGAAAGTCATTACCTCCATCTCCAGGAGTATTGCCTGTACTGATCGCACCCAATCTCTTAGACGGATTGAAGATCGGGTCAAGCGGGCGTAAGTTCCGAGTTTGACTCACGACTGCACCGAACCGCGCACAACCTGGTTTCTCCCACCAAGTTGTTGGAGAAGGCGAGTCGTCTTCCGCTCTGGGACATCGAGCTTGTTATTGAGTTCGAGTGTCCAGATCGCGTACCCGAACGTCCCCGACTGTGGATCATCATCTTGGGTACACTGGATGCTGAGGACTCTGACGACCTCAGTTCCGCCGCCGAACGCGGGCACTGTGACGTAGTCGCCAGTCTCGAATGCTTCATACGGACAATCTGCCACCGAAGTAGGTTCAACTACGGCAACAATAGCGGGGTATTGACTCTGGGCACGACGTAAGAGTTCATTCTCACCTTGGAGAATAGCCTCTTCCTCAGAAGGGGCATCAGTTGAGTAACCATCTTCGACGCGCGTACCGTACGCTGTAATCGCGGCCGCATCTTCAACAACGACGTAACCGCCTTCCCATTGCACCATAAGTACATTGGCATACGGTGCTGTTGCACTCCGCTCGAAAGCCACGAGATTTGTGCCGGCCGCAAATGTCGCGAGCGATGTTGGACTCGCAGGAGCCCGACCGCGCATCACGTCTAGTATCCATGTCCCAGGCCGGACATGCCAATTGATCCATCCCTGCGCATCAAGTTCTTCGAGTGCGTTCATGAGGGTAGACCAAACCTCAACTGCGAATGTTGGGAGGTCAGGTCTTGTGACGCTTACAATCGCTGGACGCCATGCGTCGCTATTGGAGTCATTTGGGGCGGTAAATGTGTTCGAGTTATAGATCGTCATCGCTCCGCGAGCTGTCGCTTCGTCAATGAGTTTCTGAATGATCTCCCCTGGCGTCCATCCTGGCCAGGTGTCAAGCTCATACCAGCTGTCCCAACTACTGTCTGATGTATAGACATACCCAGGTGGTGTGAAGAAAGCATCACCTTCGACGTACGCGGCGAATATGAGTCCGCCGGGACTACCAAATGTAGCGCCACCAGCGAAACTCTCAGCTGGGCATGGTGGCCAGAAGATGGCTGATCCGTCACCAAGGTCGGCGTAACTGACGTTATAGACAGCAGCAGCTACCGTAAATGTTCCTGCCGGCAACCAAATCGTTTGTTCTTTCCAGCCCTGCCAGATCCATGCATCACCATTGAGGATCTCTTCACCGAGGATCGGTACCCCCTCGATGAATAGTGTGAAGAAGTTGTCTCCAGTGACAGTGAACGTCACTGGCGCTCCCGCACTCAGCGTGAATTCGCCCCTGAAGAAGTAATATCCGGGATCATTGAAAGTGGGCATAACTGAAGAATCGGGTCTGATCCAGAATGTGTCAGCGTAATTAGCTGTCGGGACGCCGCCAACTAAGTTGAATGAGTTCGTTGTCCACGGGAATCCGATTGGTGCGGGGTACCATATACCATCTGGCGCGATCTGTGCGTGTCCATAACAGTCCATCGTCGTAACACCGTCAAGATATTCTTGATACGCAGTCGCGGCCGGCCACGCACCTGCACCCGGGTATGACGGACTTGCGAAACTGAACAAGCGCCATGTCGTCCCGATCATGAACTTAAGGTCATATTCTGGGTAGGTAATCGCATCATCCATGATGCACGCCCATCCACGACCAGAGACGGACACGATCTGATCATGCTCTTCACCACGCTCAATCACGTTGTATTGTGGTTTACCCTCAATCTTGAATGTGAATCGAACCGTGCCCTCAACAAGGCAATTAATGTAACGACCAGGAAGAAGATCAGCACTACCTGCCTCAGACAGTGATAGCGACACTTGACCACGTCCAGGCCCATTCTCTTCGTCGTAGAATGAAACACCGAATGCATTTACGAGCGGCGTCCCACTCACGGGAGTTCCATCGTAGTCAAGCAATTGCGCCGTGATCTTTCTATTTGGCGGCGCAGGCGTCCAATCAGCTGCTGGGTTATATCTAACGAATACCGTACCCGAGCCACCAGCACCAGCAGAGTTTGCTGCCGACGACGTGCCGCCGCCGCCGCCACCTGTATTCACCGCACCAGATACACCTGTGCCACTAGCTACTCCGTTACCGCCGCCGCCTGTCCCACCTGTGCCTGGCGTACCAGTACCACCGCCGTTACCTGCCCCACCTCCACCGCCACCGCCATAACGAGATCCATTCAACCAAAGGTACCCAATTCCGCCATTACCACCAGTGCTAACGGATGCATTGACACCATTTGTGCCAGATGCACCGCCACCACCACCACCACCACCAAGTAAACCGTTAGTATTTCCATTTCCAGTACCGCCATCGCCACCATCTTCACCAACACCACCGAGTGACGTTACGACAGTGTCGGTCGCGCCACCTCCACCGCCAGAACCGCCATTTCCTCCAGGGTCAGGGCCGGGTGAGTTACCGCCGCCTGCCCCGTATCCCCCACCAGACGCTGTAGTACCCGCAAATGATGAGTTCTGCCCCGGCGACCCATTTCGTGTTCCTTCTGCGCTACCAATTCCACCAGCTCCACCACCACCGATCACGGCTGCTTGCGTGGATATTACTGACGTTGTCCCGGGTACAGCTTCACCACCACCACCGCCGCCGCCGGCACGACGAGCACCTCCACCGCCACCTCCAGCGATTACAAGATACGACACGTTAAGAGTGCCTACAGCCATAAGTGCAAAGGACCCATTAGCCGTAAATTGATGTTCGACTAGGGTCGGCGTATCAATTGTGAGAGTGCCGCCAGTAGCACGTTCATTTGTCATACGAATCGCCCGGCAGGGATGCTGATCTGGAGTGTGCCAACCCAGATAGCACCGCACTCTCCAAATCCGTACGATTGCGTCTTCACACCGAGAACGTGAATGTTCGCCGATCGGGTAGCACCACTCGGCATACCGATAGTTGCTGCTCGGGTGCCGGTTGCAGAGACAACCGGCGCGAATACATTTGCACGGAGGTATTCGAGGTTGACTTCCAATCCCTCATCTGTGTCTGTTTCAGGGACACTCGTTGAGCCGATGATATCGCCGACAACAAGCAACCGTAAGTCATGACGAGTTACGGTCATCCGTCGTGGGTACGCGATAACGCCCGTCGCCGACGGAAGAATACGATCCTGACCGCGAACATCAAAGTCGGTCCATAGAGGGATGAGACCGCCCTCGCCGCGCTCATCACCAATGACACCCCATGCCCCGTTGGCCGGGTTCATGGAAATGGCACTGACGGTGAGTATCCCATCACGTGCGTTATGCAGGAGCGGCATCAGCGCGGTCCTTGAATGGGTCGATACCCGCTGTAACGTGACGGGTCATACCGACCGCCGCTCCCGGCTGCCGCACTCGAAGCTGCTACCACTTCACTGGCTGTCTGCCGCGGACTACCAGACTCGTTGATCGTGATGTCGTTGTCAATCAGGACCTGCGTGCCGGCTTCTGGTGAAATGATACCGAGTTGCACGCCGCGATTGATGAAATCTTCCAACGTCGGACCGGCGCCCGGATTAGGCGCACCTTCCGGGCTGATAACTCCGCCGAGGCTCATGATCATCTGCGTCCGGAAGATCTCTGCGAATTCAGCGCCAACGATCTGCGCCATCGCATCGAGCGCTACCGGGTCGAACACCAGTTGACTGTTGAGATCGAGAGTGATTTGATTCTCAGCATCCTTTGCAGCATCGACGATCTGCTGCGTGGTGTTCTTCTTGTCGATTGAGGTAAGAAGTTCATCAGAATCAAGAACATCCTGAATAGCGTCGTAAACAGCCTGAGCAGCCTCTGGCGTGATGATCGCTGTAGTTGCGACTTCAGCTTGAATCTCATCAATCGCAGCTTGGACCTGCTCAGGACTGAATTCGACATCAAGTTGCATCTCTGCCTGGAGCGCATCGAGTTGCGCCTGGAGTCCCGCTACTTGAGAGTCAGCGCCGGTGATACCTGCGAACAAAGCACCAATCTGAGCAGGGTCAAGGATACCGGCGAACCAACCCTGAATCTCAGCAGCCGCTGCTGGCGTGAAACCGGACGTCCAATCAAGTGTGCTGATGCGATTGAGTGCCTCACCGAGTTCTTGACTGATCGAACCATAGACGGGCTCGAGGAGTGTGATAATCTCTTCCGGACTAAGTCCCTGCTCCAGGCCGAGTTGGAAGATTGATCCAAGACTCTGACCTGCCTGCCCAAGTGCCTGGCGGACCATCGCCTCACCCTGCGGACCTCCCCTAAGGAGGCCTTCCTCAATGTCGTCGCCGATCCCTGGGACGTCGAGCACGAGTTTGTCAATGGCACCTTGCAATCCGCCCGTCCCGCCAAGGAAGAACTCATCGAAGGCCTTGCGCGCCTCATCTGCGGCGGCAGTAGCATCGCGTAATGCGGCCTGGACCTGATCGATCTGGGCCCGAAGTCTTGTCGTCCGCTGATCTTCAAGCTTGCTGATTGCTTCGCGAATCAGATCTGCACTTGCACCAAGTTCGCCATACTTCGCAATCAGCGGATCGACAGTATCCGTTGTTTGCTCTGTAACCAGGCCGAGCGCCTCGATGACACCGGCAAGTCCTTGATCATTTAGAAGATCTTCGATCTCTTTGAGAGACAAACCGTACTCATCAACGAGGGCAGAAACCAATTCGCGGGCTTGTTGCCTGACAGATTCTTCGGCGACGCGGAAGTCGAGATCAGCGAGCACTCCGGCAGGTGATTGCATTGCTTCAGTAACGTCCGTGGCGAGGCCGATGAGCGATTGGAGGAACGTATCAATGCTTGCTCCTGGCGGCGGTGTGAGGAGTTCAGCGAGTGATTGCGCAGCGTCGTCTGCGACGGTCTCAAGTACCTTGATCAGATCGGTGGCATCTTTGATCATGTCGATCGGAATCTCTATGATCTGCCCACTTGACAATCGAATCGGCTTGACTTCCCTTGCGGCGAAGTCGTCCAACAGATCCTTCATTTCGTGCATCACACCCAACCAACCGCCGGTCCCAGTTGGCGCATCAGCAATAAGACTATTGATTGCATCGATGACTTCGACCATCGCACGAGCTCGCGCAAGTTCCTCTTCGTTAAGAAGGAAGTCAGCAAATTCCGTACGAAGGGCTTCCTTCAATCCGGGGTCAAGTGAGAGTCCGCTAAGGAGGATGTCAAATTCCTCAAGTGTGTCAATACCCTGCTGAAGTGCGGGCAGTAGCCTGTCCACTTCCTCGCGGACGCTGTCAATCTCGACCTGGTTGAGTGCGGTCAGTTGCTGATCAATACCATCAAGCAGCCCAGAGCGAATGTCGCCTGACGGCAATTGCTCGTACTGCGCGGCGAGTTCCAATAGCGACTGTCGCATTTCATCAGCGCGAGTACTGAATTCCTCGAACGTGGGTGAGCCTGCGGACAATTCCGCAAATAGCGCACTCGATGCCTCCGCAACCTCACGGGACCACGTCTCGAACTGTTTGGTACCGCCAAACAATTCGTAAACACCGCGGGCAAGGGCTTGGAATGGTTTTTCAAGCAAGGAAACTTCCCGGTACAGCCAGTCGATGTCGCCTTGGGCCCCCCTCATAGCTGCAGTCCACGCACCAACAGCTGTGGCAGCTAGTGCGAGCGGACCCGCTAGACGGGATACAGTAGTAGCAAACGCAGCAAGTCTCGGAGTCACTCCTGCAAGTGCTGCCCCAGCTGCGCTAGCTTGGAACGAAAGACTAACGAAGACACTACGAAGTACGTTTGCTCCGCCGATACCCGAAGCGATCGCAGCCTGCGCATTGAAAGCAATAAGTGCAGTGGTAAGAAGACCAATAGCAACAGCGGCAACGGGAGCAACACCATCGATGATCTCTAGTACGTCAGCAACGAGTCCGATAGCCAGCACCGTCGCATTAAGAGTTGCAAGGAGAACAGGTCCGAATACAACAACGAATGCGGCACCAGCCTTGAGAACATCTGGCGCGATGATGCCGATAATGTCGGCGAGCTCTCGAATGCCATCTGCGACGATCGGAAGAGCATCCCGGGCGAGTTCGTAGAGTGAACCGAGAAACATACCGATGGCCGGGAATACTGGTTGAAGACTTGCGAACACATCTTGGACGAGATCTACGGCTCCTGAGAGTGCATCGCTAACTTCAGAACCGAATACGGATAAACCAGCGACGACACCTTCCAGCGAGTCACCGGCAGTAGCACCACTCAACCACCCTGAGAACTTCTCAGCTACTCTCCCAACTGAGTCAGCCATCGACTGAAAAAGATCATTGAACGGCTCGAGTGCACCCGCGAGTTCGAAGAGACCGTCCTCACCTTCGGTTACGAGGCCTCGTAGACCCTCTCGGATATCACCGATCGCCGTGGTCAGTGCCCCACCGCTAAATGATCCGATGAACGGCTCGACGATGGCGCTACCGAGCGCTTTGAAGATGTTCCCGAGGCCCTGGACCTGCACACCGAACGTGTTAAGAAGTTGCGGAGCAACTTCGCCAAATGTCTCACGGAGATGATCGTTCAGGATGGGGATGACGTCTTCCGCGAGCAGCAGATTCTGCCGGCCGAGTTCCATCACCTCACCGGTCGTCTTCCCGATAGCCTCGGCGATCACTGCGTACGCATTGATGCCAACTTCTGAGAGCTGACGTGCTTCGTCACCTTCAAGCCACCCGCGACCTTGGATCTGACCGATCGCTCGAGCCAACTGAGTCGCTCCCTGCGTCCCTTTACCGAGTGCCACCGAAGCGAGGGTAATATTCTCGGCAAGCTCGCCCACGTACTTCTGCGCGACATCGAACGTGAGTAACAGTTGGGCGGCCCGTGCCAAGGTCTTCGCATCAAAGATCGGACTATCAAGTGACAAGCCAGCGAACTCGCGCATCGTGTCGCGAGCAACCTCGACGGAACCTGTGAGAGCTGAGAACAGGGCCGTAGTTCGCTGTATCTCAGTATTGAACTTGACGCCGGCACTGACCAATTCTGTCGCGATAATCGCAGCCGCCGCAGTCGCTGCAAGTCCGATGCCAGCGATCGCCCGATTAACAGCACTAGTGTCAGCGCTAACGTTAAAGTACAGGTCACCGATCTTGGTGGCCATCAGAGTCCTTTACCAAGTGCCGTCCTGAACATGTCAAGCTCGTTTGATACTACCTCGTCAGAAACCTGCTCAGCCATCCCCGGCAATGGTCGTATAAGATCTATCTTCAACTTATCGACTGCCTTCTTAGGGGCGCCGTCCGTCAGATAGTGCCACGTGACGTTGAGTGCCTGACGTATTGGCATCCGCCAAACCTTGATCCGACGGGCAGTCGCCCACCCATCGAAGTCATCACCAGCAGCAACCCAGATCAGCCGAGTCGCCGCCTCGTAGGGCGGTTACTGGACTGCCCCAGAAGAAAGCGAGCGATCTCGTTGACCTGATCGAGGTCGAAGTCATCCTCTGGATCACGGAGTCGACCGAGAATACGTTCAGCCTGTTCATCACCGAGGCCCTCACCCAACCAGTTGAGAAGGTCTCTGACGCTGTCGCCATCGGTTGATGTCTTGTCGAGACCGACCGTGGTGATCGCACTCATGATCAACTCAGCTCGCTTGGGTGAAGTGAACGTAAACGTCTCGCCGTCGAGTGTGAACTCAACACTCTGTCGTTCACGCTGCTTGGTAGTGAAATCCTTCGCCATATGACCCTCCAGTCAATCGGATCGCACTCGCGGCGCGGCCCTGGTAAACGTGAGACGACGACTTGCCCTCTCGATGCCGGATTGTATCAGGTTCTCAGGTGGTGAGGAACCTGGGTGATTGACCGACGGCCCGTAGAACATCCGCCCTTCACGTTCCCAGAAGAACGTGAGTTGCGATACGTTCTTGACGACGATACGGTGCGCTTTGGACTTCTTGATGGTAACGGTCAGATGAGTACCTCGTGTACCACGTCGTACTGTTGACGCAACTGGCCACCAGGCACCACCCGCCCGCTCTCTGAAGACAGCTTTGATCTCTTTCGTCACGTTCCCCGCGAACCCGGCAATGACGAAGCCAACGGCGCCACTGCGGTCCATGAGTTCGCGATCGAGCGCCCGTTTGTCGAGACGAACATCAACTTTAACATTGCCAACGACCATCAGCAATTACATCCGTCCATCCGAAATTGGAAGGTCCAGACGCCGCCAACGCACTTACCCAACGGCGGAATAGGTCGCCAACTATCGACGATCAAGTCGCGGCCTTCGATACCCCAGCAGCACATGATCGCTCGGCGTAGCGCCTGGCGATCGTCTTCCTGTTGTTGAGCATCCTCCGTGATGAGATTGACATCAGGTAACTCGCCGCCGTCTTGAAGGGAACCCTTCTGACAGCGTACGATGCCGAGCTCGACTGTCTCGTTGAGTGGCGTCGAGCAAACAGTCGGTAGTCCGGTCGGAGATGGCCAACCAACGAGCGTGTCGCCGTGCCCGACCCAAATCTGACCGTTACCTTCTGACGTTGCTTCACATGAATCGTGCGGAGCGTTCAATCCGGGGTACACAAACTTACGACAGACCGGAGGGTCGATCTCTCCCTCTACATAGTCGAGAAGGTCATGAAGTGCATCAATCAGATTCATGACGACTCATCGCAAGTCCAGGTCGTCAGGCGCGGACGCGTGATATCGGGACTGCTGACCGTTGCCGCCTTCCATGAACTCAGCTTGGCATTGTTCGTTGCGATCCAGTCGTCGATGATCCAGATGCCCGTAAATCCGTCCTTGAGTCCCGTGAAGTTATCGATCGTCCCCATTGTAAGACCTTCACGCGTGACGGTTGTGAGTCGTTTCGGAAGTTGACACGTCTTATCATTACAGATCGACTTCGCATACTCACAGGCGAGGAGTCCGGCGACTAACTCGCCACCCGGCGGAATCGGTTCGCCCTTCAGGTACGTGACCGACCAATCACCGCGGAAATTACCGCCGTCCAACCGAACTAGATACGCGTAGTCATCGACTCGAAGATCACAGACATCAATGACTTCACCACCAACCGTGACCTCGAGCGGTTCGGCGATCGGACCCGGCAGAATGAGATCCGAATTCCGGCAGGCCGAACGATACCGACCGCCAAGCCAACAACACTCCTCACTCTCATTCGTGTACGTGACCTCACACGGGCCGAAACGTTGATTGGTCCACTCCCAAAGTCGATTGATCGCCCACGCATCGACCATGTCTTTGATGGCATTGTCGAGGTTCTGGTACGGAGCGCAATCTCCGCAACATCCACTGATGTCCCAGCCACATGCGGGCATGCGAGCAGGCTATCACGCCGCTCTGAGGTATTACAGAGGTCCGAGACTTGCTTCTCGCGGAGAGACAGCCCCCGCGGGGTAAGATATCGCTGAGGCCAATGGCCCGCCGTCCTCGCGGAGGATCGCGAGCATCGCCTCAACGTCGGGCTGAGCATCGGTCGGTACGCGGTGCACAGCGTGGATGAGAGCTCGTCCGGCATCAGGAACACGCCCCGCAGCTTGCGCATAACGAATTACGAGCTGCGTTGCCGGGTCATCCATCGTCGGTCTCATCAATTTGCCGTCGACAGGTGGATGATACCAGTGTAGGGCCGGCCCCTCGACACGGTTGATGCCACCGCCGAGACATCCGGCCGCAAGATCGAATGCTCGATCTTCATGACCCCACTCCGTGAATCGTTCGTCGTACCCACCAAGTCGCTGCCAGAGCGCGAGTGGTACGGCATTCGCACCTGAGACATGACTTCGATGACGACGATTCGTCTTGGCAAGTTGGACCGCACTAACCTTCTCGACATGTCGTTTCTGAGTCTGTCGCGTGAGTGACGAACTCAGTCGTGTGTACGTCGTGAATGCGTGCGTCATGCATCCGGTCTCATGAGCAATACGAGCCGCCTCATAGATCTGAGCGCGAGGTACCCACGTATCAGCGTCAACGAACACCAGAACGTCTGCATTGCCCGCCCACTTGGCTGCGTCATTGCACATCGCTGATCGACTATCCCCCACACCTTCAAAGATCGGCAAGTCACCTGACTTCCACCAACGAACGCACCACTCATGCGCATCCCGCCGCCAACGATCGTCCGGGTTGTTCCACGGCATACACAGAGCGATTCGTAGATCAGGCTTGCACACAACTTCAGGCTCGGGTTCGAGATGAACCCGCTGCCGTCTCTGATTCGTCGCGTGCTGTGCAGGAGTGCCCCAACTATGATGCCACTTGTGCTCCATGAACACCCAGGGTTTCGCACCGCTCTGGCCGAGTCTCGCCTTCTCCAAGTAGTGCGCCGGATAGAAGGCACCGGGCGGAAGGAGTAAGACATCTTCCCGCCCAGGGAGAAGTTCAGTTGTCCCGCCCGGACCCGACGCCCATGCGTCTTGACCGCCTTCAATCGCCTCACGAGCTCGCCCGATCAACTCGAGCCAGGCAGGATGCTCGGCAATCGCGCCCATCACAGCGTCAGGCACGACCTTCTCATCCTCCCATGCTGCGAATGCTTTGCATTGGAGGAGCGAATCGAGCGGTCGGTACGGTTCCACATCACTGTCGACGTATACGCCACCGTGAGTAAAGATCGCTTCGAGTCGGATGAGGCCAGCCTTCTGCGCTCCGTTCTGACAGCGGGCAAAGAGGTCGCCGGTCATCGGCCAATCGATCGGGTCAATCGGCTCACGGTACGTCCTGAGGTCCCAGTCCGGATGAAGTTCTTCGAAGCGCTGCCACCACCCCTCAACCTGTGAACTCGTCACTTCAGGAACGGTCCGGTGGAGGATTCGAGGGATCGTACCGACGGCCTGTTCGTCACTCGTACCGAGCAGACGCTGAAGTCGTTCCTTGTTCCACCGCACAGCCTCGTAACGGCGCTTGAGAGATCGATTCAACTCATACGTGATGGCGTCCTTCGACGCTTCAGGTGACAGCGGGTGCCAGAGGTGGAAGCACTCGCCTGGCACGTTGTGAATCGGTATTCCAGTCATCGTCTCGCACGCGATGTGGAATCCGGTATCTTCGAATCCCCACCCGACGAATCGTTCATCGAATCCACCAACCAAATCCCACGTCTGCCGCGCTACAGCCACTGCACAACTCACGCTGTCGGTGTACGTCCGACGAACCATCCTGTTACGCTTCCAACTGCCTACGTACCCGTCCAGGATCGCGATAGTGGCATGCTGACTCATCATGTGCCGCTGATCGTGAGCGACTGCGAGTCCACCCGTTCGAACGGCGTATTCGATAGCCGCTTGGACCGCCTTTGAGTCGCTGATCGTGTCACTGTCGATGATCAGTGCCACATCCCATCGACCGTCGCGATCAGCGAGTTCGGACGCGGCATTGACCGCAGCAGACCGATTGAACGGGCCCATCTCATGATGACCTTCGTAGATCGGCATCGGGTCGTGATGCTCAACCCATCGCTGACGACAGAACGCCCAGAGTTTGTCGCGCCATCCGTTATCACGTCGTCTGGGGACAAGAATGACGACCTTCATTCCGGAGCGGTCCATTCGCACACTGCAACAGTATTCGCCCAGGGACCGTACTCACTAACTACCGGCCGGTCGTCTTGCAACCACCCATCGCCGCAACGGCTGATGGTACACGCTCGATCAAAGAAACCAGGAAGACCCGCGGCAACTAACCTATCGAGATCTTCATCGACGCCAGTTGGAAATGTCACAATCCCCTTCCCGCCAGGCTGCGTCAGCATCTTCAATGCCTCCAGAGCCATAAGTCCCGCACCTGTGTGCTCGATCGTCGAGATAGAACAGACCCAGGGAAAGGTGATTGACCGGTCAACGAACACGAACATGTCCTCGTTGATGACACTCTGATGATTCCATTGGTACCATGCGGCCTGTTCATGAAGATCAACGACCGTGTGCTTCCGCCGACGATAATGCCCGAGCACGTTGCCGACCTCCAGACCGTGATCTGGGTTGTTCGTCGGAAGTTGCGTCGCAAGCCACCAATGTGCGATGGCGAGTTCGGCCATTCGCTCATTCAGATGCGTGAGATTGTACATGTGGAAAAAGTACGGCAGGACCTCACCGTGATATTCGAACTCGGCATCAGACATACGGACTCCTTCTCGGCAGGGTATCCTCGAGGTACTCTTTGAGGGCGGGTAAACTCATCGGTGACGACGACAGGAATGGCCCGTCCGGGATCGTACCTTTAGCACTACGCACCTTCGCATTGTGCGTCCGTTCTCCGTCAATGTCGTACGTATTCCCATACCACGTTCGCCAAAGAATACCTCCAGGCGAGAGTTCAAGAGATCGGAGAACGTCATCCGTGATGATAGGAAGCGGGACATGCGTCCCATCATACGTGAGAGCACAAGGGTCACCAAGCGCCGCGATCGTCTTCCGGTAACGTCGTCCTATTTGTTCTCGTGGATGGTAGTCGATAGCCGGACCGCCGTGAAGGACGGGCATTCGCTCGAGCGGCGTCATGACGTAGAAATCATCATTGAAGTACGTGCACTCGTCCGTGATATCCATATCATTGAGTGCCGCCTTGAGGTTCGCCTCGATGGAGTCGAACTTACTTCTAGAAAGTCGAGGGACTGGGACGTGGACGACATTCTTTACCCAGGTGGGGCACGAACCGCCGATGATGACTCGACGATGCGGAAGGTTCGCGAGTGAGCGAAGTGAATACCTCAGTGCGTTGTTTCGTTCGCCGGGCTTGACAACGTACACTACGTCCGGCAGATCGTCCACGCATGACATTGTACCATAACCCTATTGGCGGGTGCCCCTGGTTGGGACAGGAACACCCGCCGGAGGGTCAGGCGGCGAAGCCTGACAACTTGTCAGCTGCTGCCGACGAGCGGCTGACAGCCGCAGAACGCGTCTGGCGCCGGGACCGAAGTCCACTGCAGGTGGGCATGTGCGTCGCTGGGGATCGGATCGATCAACGGACCGGCGAGGTTCGCGACATCCTGCGCGACGACATCGTATGGACCTGTGAGCCAGGCACCATTGCCCCTGGTGTAGCCGGCGACAGTGAAGTTGATCGCATCATTCGCGATCGTGAAGTCGCCGAGCGGCCCTGCGATGATGTACGGGAAGAGAACATAGCCGAGACTGTCGACCGGGTTCACGCTTTCAGGCGGGCAATCGACACCAGGAACGCCCATCCAGACCTCGAGTGCGTAGCCGCCGACCTTGACACCTTCCAACGTCTGGAATCCGACGATGGTCTCTCCGTCGTAATCGTAGACTGGGTTGGAGTGCGTCACCAGACCCATCAACGAAGGGTCCACTTCGCAGAACTCGATGGACAGGGTATGGTTCGTGAAGACGTCTGGCGCACGGAGTTGGTAACAGAGCTCGCCGGCTGCGTTCAGCGGCCGAATGCTCGTACCCGTGATCGTCTCACTGCCGACGGAGACTTGGACGAATCCGCTCGATACGACTCGTGCGCAGTCGTCGTCCTCGATTGGAGCACCGCAAGCATCGACTGCGGTGACCCTGAGACGACGGCCCTGGGCGAAGGGGAAACACTGTGCGGGCATGTCAAGAGCCTCCGGTGCAAACTGGAACGGGGAAGGTCACGGTCAGGTTCAGGCAGGGATCGAACACAGCAAGTGCCATCCTCTGCTGATACGCGGCGTCTGTGTTCTGGCGCCACTTCATCGGCGGAAGACCAGTGACACCATCGACGAGTGGGTAGGCGTCGGTCACCGCGGCGAACACGGGTCCGGTCGCCCAGAGACTGACCTCATCATCTTCGGTCACAGGGTACCCGGGGCTAATGATGACCGGGATACCGGTCGGGCTACGCCCCAAGTCGTCGATGAGGTATTGCTGACGGAGATAGGCGGCCGCGCGAAATGGCACGTGGATAACAGCGTCCGCTCCGAAACCAACATCAGCGATCGCCTGCTCAAGACAGGACATCGCATCGACTGCTTCAGCACTGGCCGAGATCAGATCCGCGTCGGCTAGCGCCGGGTTAGTGGTGGTGAATCCTGTCGCGAGCAGGCGCCCGAGGGCCCACTCAGTTGTGGATTCGAGACGATCCGCCGCGATGTCCGTGTGGCCGAGCTTGGACAAGGTCGAGCAGGCCGAAGACTGTTGGACAAAGATCGGCTCGAAGAAGACTCCCTCACCGGGACGAATCTCAGTCCGATCAGTGACGACGCATGGAAGTTCGATCTGAGGCTCCTGGCAACCAGTGCCAAGAAACCCGATACCATTCTCCCAGCCATCAGGAAGTGGAAGCGCCTGGGCAAGAATCCCGCCACGCAGGCGCCTTCCGCTGCCAAGATCGACCGGCTCATGAAGCATCGTCATGCGGAATCGTCACATCCAGGTGCGTTCATGCAGATCCCGACGGGGATGTTGAGGCGCTTGGCATTGCATCCACGGGCAAGGACTGCACCGAAATCTTCGGCGAAGGCACCGACGGCATTCTGGCGGGCGAGGTCTATGTCGCGGATCTCGACACCTATATTGAAACCACCGCCTTCGAGGTACGAGTAGTACCCCTCGGGCGCCAGGATCGTCGAGGCCAGCGCTGGGTAGTCGGCCAGGGGACCGTCACCCTGCGGTCCTGCTTGGATCGGATCAGTGTCGATTGAGAACGTCAGGTTGGTATTCGCCTGGGCGGCGACCGAGTTGATCATGCTGTCGACAACTGTGGGATCCTGAACATCGACAAGGCGCCGGTTGATCAGATCGTTGTGGATCGCTCCACGCATCCAGCCAGGGAGCCACTGATGAAGCTGAACGTCGGTATAGCGCTGATCCTGACGGATGGTGTCCGCGGCGAGACGGAGGCTAGTCGCCCAAGTCGTGAAGACCGAACCGGTCGCGTCGGCGGTATGCGTGCTACTAACACCGGCAATCATCTGCGTCCAGGTCTTGAGCTCGGCGAGGCGCGCCTGGAGGGCCAGGGTCGCCTGGAGGATGGCGACCCACTGTTCAGTGGCGAAACGCCGCTGGAATTCACCGATAGTCAGACACCGGTAAATCGCGTCAACGATGGTCGTTTCGGAATCTGGGCATTCGATGAATGCGCATTCCTTCCACGTCTCCGGATCTTCCGGATCAACGAGCTCGTCCTGCGAACAGAGCCACGTCCACACACCGTCATCTGGGAGACAGACGGCCGGGAAGTAGGTAACTGCGCCGGTGCTCTGAACACCGATGGTCGGAAGCGAGTTACGGATGGGGGTGTCCGTCGAACTCAGGACGTTCTGCGAACGGATGGGCGTCGGGAGTGAGCAACAGCCGCCGGCAGCCGCAACGGCTTCGGGACTGGTGAAGCTGTCGAGCAGTCGAGTATTGCCCTCTGGCGTGCCGGGGAGGATGAGACCCTCATCCATGTGATTCTCGAACTGGATGATCTCCGTCCGGCCCTTCGACGGCGAGCGGACGAAACGCCGGAACGCGTCGGCCGCTTCGTAGAGGGTCGGGGCCGTGGTGACCTCGTGCCCCAGGATGTAAATCGAAGCACCACCAGCACCGGCTGCGACAGTCTCAGATGCGGGAGCCGGCGGACGGACCCGTACCCTAGCCGCGGCTTCGCGGAGGGACAGCGTCCGAGCAGCGGGCGTCCGAGCGGCCGCAGCAGCAACCGGGATCGCCTCAGGCTCAGCGCCGACGACGGGCGGAGGAAGTTCGGTGACGACGGGCGGAGTCTCGCCCGCAACAGGCGGGACCTCACTGTCCTCGACGAGCGGGTCTTCCGCAGGCGGGTCTTCCGCAGGCGGGTCTTCCGACTGGTCAGGATCCTCGACGTCAGCAAGGATCTCTTCGACCTGCTCGGCAAGAACAGCAGCCGCAGCCTCTGCCTCGGTGAGAGCGGTGCCGGCCGCGCCGAACGCCGTCCGGAGCGTGGTAAGGACCTCGAGGTCCGGCACCTCACTCCGTGCTTCGGCGTGGATCGCCCGGGCGAGTTCGGTTCGGGCGGTCGTCAGCTCATCCGCGGTCGGGGGGTTGTCGCCGCCGATCCTCTCGATGATGGCGAGAATCGCTTCGAGGTCCATTTGATCCGTCTCCTCAGTCGCTGTAGTTCTGTGGGGTGCCGCGCTATGCGCTGCGGCCCTCCGACTGCGCTATGCGACTGCGCGGCGGACCTATCTGGTGCGGACTGTAGCAGGCCGCTTTGACTTTGTAAACCTCAGTCTTCGGAAGTCAGAATCAACCGATACCGGAATTGGGTGACAACTTCCCGTCAGGCTCCGACGACGTCAGGTCGGCTGGCTTGTAGATGCCGACATAACTCGCGACAGAGATAATGAAACCGACGGCCGCGGTGTAGGCGGTCTGTTTCGAGAAGACAGCGGTTCCTTCGGCGGTTGTCGCTGTGGTGATGAACGCGACGAGGGTGTTCAACACGAGGGTAATGAGTCCCTTGACACCGCCAGAGAGAGTGATCTTGGTGAAATAGCCATTGACGATCGGGATCAACAAAGCCACGATCAGCGTCACAATCGGTGCTGAGATGACGATCAGTGAAGTATCAGTATTCATGAACTCTCCTTACGTGGTGGGTGATTTACTCTTGCGCCCGCAGGTGTGCGGCGTACATCTCTCCGAGTGCGAATTCCATACGAGCGAGCCGAGTACCGACGTCGTCATCCGTGAGTTCTTGCGACCAACTTCCACATCCCTCACCGACGACAGATGCCGATGCAGCCAGACCGCCGGCATACTCTTGATACGTCAGATAACCCTTCGGGAATCCGCCGATGTTCACAGCCGGCAACCCGACGAGCGTCGCGCGACTTCGTGTTCCTTGGAGCGGATACTCCCAATGCCCTGAGACGTCACTCGCCTCGAGCGTGTAGATTTGTTCCTTCGTCGCACCAGGTCGAATCATGCCAGCGAACCAGATTCCGTATCGATCTGGACCGATGCGAACATCCGCAACTGCGTGTCCGGTGTTGTCGTAGAACTGGGTTGCTTCGAGAACGCCGATACCGGTCTGACAATGCCCGCCGGCGACGCAAATCACGCCAGTACGGAGACCCCCCGCAGCGGGCGCACGCCCGCGCATGAACCCCTCGAGATCACCATCGGGCGGATTGACGCACTTGTCTGGGCGCCCGCGAAGACAGATGCCCTGCGGAGTGATGTGTCCGAACACATGACCGTCATCGGTGACTGTCGTCGGACAGCTCCAGAGGCTTCGCTCCGGATCATACCGCAGGCGTACGTCGAGTGTGAAATCGCCGAACTGAGGATTCGCGAACATCCATTCCCGACCAGACCAGTCACCTGCTAGTGCCGAGGCGGCGATGGCACCGGTCGCACTGCGCAATTCGCCGGACGCAGCAACGACACCAAAGCGCTCGCCGTCGACTATGCAGATCGCGGCGGTATCAACGATCGCAAGGTGCCGGACCCTCCCGGAAGTCGTGACATAGAGTGCATCGTCAGCTGCGAACCGGGTAACAACGATCCGCTCTCCGTCTTCATCCGACTCGAGCTCAGGAGGATCGATGTTCGCCTCTTGAACTGCGGCGACTTCGATGAGCTCGCGCTTAACTCGGATCTCGACTTCTTCGCTGTCGAGGCGCAGTGACACGCCGACGGCGCCCTGTTCAAGAACTTCACAAGCTCGGTCGACTAGTGCCTGGAACTCTGGCACATCACTATCTTCGAGGTATCCATCTCCCCAGATCACGCCATTCGATCGCCGCGTGATGCTCTCGATGGCGCCGAGTACAGATCCAGAGTGATCACCATCTTCCGAATCCCAGACAATTGGTATAGGCATTACGCCATCCCAGACGAGTGATCCGGCCTCCAACATCCGACCGTCCCCGGTTGATTCACCTTCGACAGCTAACGGTCCTGCGACGGGTGTCCTTCTCCTGGCGACCATCAGACTTCTCCTAACTCGACCGGGGACACTAGCACTGCGGCGACGACTGGGTCCACCATCTCATCTGGTACGGGCGGCGATGGCCACGAGCAACAGGTAGCGGCGCACCAATCCGTGAATTGCTGTACGAGTAAATGACGACTTGTGGGACTGACAGCGTAAGTATCCCACCAATCAGCCAATTGATCGGCCGCCGGGTGAATTGCAGCTTGGAAGTCGATACCGAGACTCGCAAGGCGATCAACACCGAGAATACTAGGGAGTCGACCGTTTGAAACGGAATCCGGATCAACCTCTAGCGGCGGTTCGACGCCAATGCCATTAAGTCGTCCGAGTCTTGTTCGAGCTGCAGCGCCAACTCGAGAAACGGCGGATCGTGCTGCCATCGATACAGCGGCTCGAAGTGCCTCAGTCGCGCCATCATGAGCAAATGCCGCAGACGCGCGAACTGGCTCATTGCCGGCAACTTCACTAGGGTCGAGCTCTCTGGCGGCACCTGCATTGCTTCCCTTCCGGAGGAGGACGATCCTGTCGAGGTCTTCCTGAGTGGCGGCATCTTCTTCCTGGATGCCAGCGACTCGTCGGACAAATTCAGCATTGACGAGTCCGCGGTCATAGAGGTCCTTGGCGTCAGCGACACTATGTCGGCGGGCGAGGAGTTCAGTAGCGTCCGGGTTCACGTTCACCCGTTGACCGTCGAACTCTTCGGACAGAATCATCTTCAGAGCACGCGCGTAGATTCGTCCAACGAGTTTGGCAATCGGTTCGAGGTGACTCCGATACGTTGACTCTTCGACTTGGAATGCAACGGCTCGGTTCGTAGCAGTCATGCCAAGCAGGATTTCAGGCGCAATCGGGAATCCCCAAGCAAGGCGCTGAATAAGGAAACGCATCTTGTCATCGAGTCGTTCATCGAATCCGTCCGCAGGCGGGCGTGTCCACTGGACTGCACGAGCGCCATTAGAGAGTGCGCCAGTCATCATCTCAAATGGGCCGCGGAGGAGGATCGGAGCTGCGCTAGCCCGACGTGGGTCATGGATTTGCGCATTGATCGCCTCTTCGAGACTGACTTTGAAATCGCCGCCTGGTACCCCGAGATCGAACTCACTCGCAACCGTGAGGATGCCCATCTGCGCGATTCGGCTACGGTTCTGACTATACGCGAGGTCCTGGACCTGCTCAATCTCTTCGAGCACGTCGATGACACCGCGAAGTGGCGGGTCAGCGACTGTCGGCTTGCCGGGGTGGGGCCAAATAGCGCGAAGGTTGAGATCCGCTCCCTCAAGCAATTCCTTCCGGTGATTGTCAACGACACTGACCGGAATCCAGAGTGCCTCTGGATCGCCGGCGAACACCGGACCTGCTAGCGCTTCAAATCCAGGCTTGCCGGACAAGATCTCGAGCGCCGCTTCGGTCATCGCGACGTAGTTAAGCTCGCCGGCAACGATCAGGTTGGTCGTGATGTTGATCGTTGATTCGTTGTTGGCGACTTTGAGCATAAGTTCATCGGATTCGACTTGCTCAAGCGTCTTTCCATCAATCGCGACATCCCAGTGGATACGACCGATCTGCTCAGCAATCCAGCCCATAACCGAACGGACTTCGCCGATTGCGCCCTGATTCGCACGAAGGTCAGATGAGTTCGTTTCATCCGGTGCGCCGTAGTACCGCCATGCCTTGGCTTGCCACCCAAGATTGGCAGTGGCGAGTGCACCGCCCTGACCAAGGAGTATTGCTCCTGCTGCACTGACCATCAGACGTCCGCCTCAGAACATTCCACGACAAATCGTATGTCTTCTGCCGCAACGATGGTCGCAGTCCCAAAGAACTTCACAACGTATGGACCATCATTTGCGAGAGGAGTTGGGAACGTGAATGTCCACTCTCCAACGGCCGGATTCTGGAGGTCTGTCTCATCGTATACGGCGATGGATCCGTCTGGGTTGCGAACACGTACTGTGATTGCAGTTGGGTCCGCAGGGTCACCAGCGAGATTCGTGAAATGCCCGGTAACTATCGGCTGGTCACCGACATCGTAAGTTGTTGAGTCACTGGACAGTACCACGCGAGCGGAATCTACCACGAGAACTACGCCTGGGCTACTGATTGACAGTGTGACGTTTGGACTGCTAAGCGACAGAGTGACGTCACCGACCGTCGAATTAACAGTACCACCAGTGACTGTTACGGAGTCAGTGATCCCGATGAGGTCAATGATCTCACGAATTGCGTCCGTTGTTCTCGTGATGTCATCTACGATCCCGACGGTATCGGTGATCGTGACGACGAGTCCTAGGATGATACTTACATCGTCCGTGATTCCGATTGGATCGGTAATCTCGACTGAGAGTCCAGATGCAGTACTTACATCATCCGTGATTCCGATGGCGTCCGTGATCGTGACAGTGATCGTCTTCCCGACGACGACGCTGTCTGTGATGCCAATGACATCCGTGACACCAACGGTAACGCCCTTAGATGTCGTAACACTATCCGTGATGCCGACCAGATCGTCTGGTGGCGCGCGAGCCATGACCAGTGTGCGTTCGACACTGTCAGATACCGCGATCGGGTCAGACGTGTTCACGTCGCCCGCGGAAGAAATATCATCAGTCACGACGTCTGTGATGCCAATAACGTCCGTAATCGTTCGGTCGTACGTCATGGCCCGTGTCACGTCATCAGTGACGCCGATGGAATCCGTGATTGTGACAGTCTTCGAGTTCGTTGCTACGACACTGTCAGTAATCCCGATACCATCTGTGATGGTGACAGTGATGTTCTTGGTTATTGCGACTGTGTCAGTGATGCCGATGATATCAGTGATTGTCCGCTCGGCTACCACCACTCGCGTCGCACTGTCAGTGATTCCAACAAGGTCAGTGACGATCTGGTCGATGGCTTTCGTCGCAGTGACACTGTCCGTGATTCCGATTGGGTCTATAACCGTCGACGAGACACCCTTGGACGGCACAACTGTGTCTGTAATGCCGATGAAATCCGTTACACTCTGGGATGCGCCCTTCGACGACGTAATCGTGTCTGTGATTCCGACCGGATCGGTTTGCGTTTGCGAGATCGCCTTACTTGTCGCGATGGAGTCCGTGATTCCGACAGGATCGGTCTTGGTCGGCGCTACTACCTTGCTCGTCGCGATGCTGTCTGTGATTCCAACAGCGTCAGTTGCGGTTTCAGTGAGGTTATTGCCGGCTGCCGCCGCTGCCCCGTTACGAACGATGATGACCTTGTACGGAAGACCGCGGCCGAGGCGGGCCATAATCGCCTAGATACGAGTCACTGAAATAGTGCCACGGGCGCTGACAGTCGCTGTCGTGTTGACTCGGATTACGAATCCTTCGGCGAGAGCACAATCTGGCTCAGTACTGAGTGCAACACCCTCGATGACGAGACCACCATTAGGCGTAAGAGGAAACTCCAACAGCGGAGTCACGGTTGTCGGTTCGGCCGTCCACAGCGTACCTGACGTGAACCCGGCAGTGAGCACCCGACCGCTACGCTGGCGCGGCGTGGTCGACGTCGAGTTGGTGCCCGGCGAGTTGGTCGCCCAAGTGCAGTAGCAAAGCTCGATGGAAGCCGGAACTTCAGATGCGGTGACACCAATGAAACCGATCCTGAAGCCGACAACCTGCAATCCCGAGTTGGCATGCGCTTTGACACCCAGAAGCGACTTGGCACCAGTTGTCAGAGATCTCGCCCCCTCAGTTGAGCAATCATAGATCGGAGCGGACATGATGTGATCCTCTCATTACCAGTAGTACGATTGATGAACGGGGACGCTTGGCACAACGAAGATGTTACGGAATGTCAAGCTATCTACTGCGGCAGTGATAGGGATTAATGCCATTGTCAGAGTGCGCCAGAAGTCGGCGGCGTTCATAGTGCCTACCGTGACTCCCGTGACGGTTGCGACTATTGGGGCAACCAGGCCAAATGCATCAAACATGGCGTCGCCGCCGGTAGTTGAGGCCACCCGGCCTCCAATGTCCCACCAACCGAGCGCTGGCATCCCTGACGCCCAAGTGTTGTCGTCATCGACCAATACGAATGACATGACGAGCCTCAAGGTGGCGGTGGTGTCGATCGTTGCCGAAGCAGGAGTTGTCGAGGACGTCGGCGCCCCGTTCATAGTAACATCCTCAAACGGGTTACCGGTAGTGACGCAGTCGCGGAACACCCAAATGCGTCCATAACCGCCGACCGTCCCTGACAGCGTCGCCGATGTGGTCGATGTCGGATTTCCATCAGAGCCGGAAGCCCGTTTCCAGAACCAGGCAGTCGACTGGTTGGCATTTGACTCGATCGATGTGCCGAGTAACGTCCAGTTCGTCGGGGTCGAGAATGTCGTCGATCCATTGCACATGACACCCATGATCAGGATGTCGTTGAGCGCGTCATTAGCTGGAATAACCGGCGTGATTGACGTCCCTGATGCTGCAGCGAACAGAGCGCCAGCGGCGAACAGCCACGGCACTCGCACCGTCGACTCGAACACTTCCATACCAGCCCACGACCATGCCGCCGCCGCCGCGCCATCGGCATCCATATTGATTGTGACCGCAGTCCCAGCGGTGGCGGTATCGGCCGACTTGTAGGCATCCAAGAACGAGGCTGAGCCAGAGTTGACCCCGGCCGATTCGACATCTGATGAGGTTGGGGCGACGAGGTTGGTCGTGGTGTCAGTCCCGGCACCGAACACCCGCGATCCGTCAACGAGGGTCGTACAGACCGGAGCGTTCAGATTGTTCGTGACCGACGTCCCGCGATTCACCTGTGCGATGTTTAAGAAATTGCCCGCTGATGGCGTGAGAATATATGCCTTCGCTGAGATGAATGGCCCGAGGCCGCCTTGGCCGTCATTGGCGGAAATCGTCATCGATCCGACACCGACCCCAAACCATTTAACGTGCCACGACGAGAATCCGGCTGTCGTGATAACAATCTGCTCCCACGGCTTCGTTGAGCCGTCGATTGAATCAAACACGTCGCGGGTCGCGTCGAATGAATGAACACCGACGACAATCAAACAGTTGTCAGGTGGATCGAACGATGCCGAAATGCCTTGACCGTCGTTGTCAGAGAATCGCGCGATGGTGGAGTCATCAACCGTGATCGCCACATTGCAACCCTAGGTGATCGTGACGTTGTCCCAGTGCCAGGTATAGCGGCAACCAGTCAACGTCCCGGTGGTGCGACAGGCCTCGCCGTCCTTATCGGGCGTGTAAGCATGCTGCTCGAAGATCACCCTAGCGTTGGTCGGGAAATGGCCGGGGAAGACGCGCGAATAAATGCCATTGCTGCCCTGATCGACGGTGACGGTGATCGTGTTGTTGGCATTCGCGGTCAAGCAGTGCTGACGGCGGATCGCCCGCGACTGGAACCCCTGCGGATCGTTGCCGAATCCGTCATCGCGCTGCTCCGACCCGCCGTTGGGGAAGACTCGCAGCCCGAAGTAGTTGGGCTGCACCATGATGCCCCACGTCGTCGCATCGTGTTGCTTGGTGAACTCGTCGACGGAGACGAATTCCGGATTGACGTGGGTGAGGTCACCGTCATCGATCTTCGCTGCGGGCACGATCACGACCTCGGTCCAGCCACGCCCGCCGAGGTCGGTGACGTTCTGATCCCAGCACACCCGGTGAATCGTCGGGAACACCTGGACCGGAGCCATCGACAACGTCGAGTAGCCGTCGACGTCGCCCATCACCGTCATCACATGCGCAGAACCGACGCCGTTCTCGGTGCCGCAACGGTAGAAGTGCTGCGACCGGTCAGGGGCGGCGTTGACCGAGCGCTGCGTGTCGGCCCCGGCGCACGTCATGTCGTGGTCGCCACGGAACGTCTTCGCGGTGTCGATATTTGAGCCGCCGTTGACGTCATCACGGTGGTGGACGTCGAGGTCCCAGCGCCCCCGCCATGCCTCATCGTCGGTGAAGATCTCGACGAACGACTCACCGGGCGGAGTCGTCGTCGTTGTGGTCGTCGTGGACGTCACCGTCGTCGTCGAAGTCGTGCTCGTCGTGGTCGTGGTCGTTGTGGGCGCAACCGTGGTGGTCGTCGTGGTTGGCGGCAACGTCGTGGACGTTGACGTCGACGGTGGCAGGGTGGTTGCCGGTGCGACGGTCGTGGTCGTGGTCGTGGTCGGGGTGTTCGTCCGCACGATCAGCAGGATGCGGCCCGGCGTGAGCGTTGGCGAGGTGGTGTTCTGGCCGTTCTGCTGGGCGAGCTGCTGTGCGGTCAGGCCATACCGTGCGGCGATCGTCGCCCACGAATCGGAGCCTGGCCGCTGACAGATGATGATCACGGTCGGTTGGGCGGAACCGTCACACAGCGGAACGACCGGCGTATCTTGCGCGGCAGAGAACGGGGTGTCGATGATCGCGGCAGTCCCGCCGATGCTGCCGACGAACAACGCGACGACAGCGACGATCCACCGGCCACGCGGGATGCGGGCAATACGACGCATCAGGCCCCCAGAAGATCGTGATTCCAGGTGACCGTCAAGATGTCAACGGCCTGCTTGTCGATCGTCGCGGCGAACACGAACCGACTGATCGTGTTAGCGGCAGTGCCGGCGACATTCGTCAACGGTGACTCGTTTGTGATAACGACCTCAGCCAGAGCCGCATTTGTCGCGATACCGGCACTCCACAGCGTCTGCCATTGGATACGACGACTGGCACCTGACAGAGCAGACGTGGGAAAGCCGCCAGTGATGGCGATGGACGATCCCGAAACATACGTGACGATCGCAGCACCGGCGCCGGTCTTCGACGCGGCTGTGTTACCCGTACCGAGTCGCATGCCGGTGACTTGACCTGGCGGACTACCAATGCCAGCCGCGCGCTCGCCGTAGTATTGGTCGCCCACTTGAGTGACAAGATTGGATGCCTCCTCGTAATGAGCAAGTTGCAGCTTGCCAGCGTCGTCTGGGCGCCAGAGTTCGACGACAACGAGGCCGGTCAAGCCATCACGTTCTGCTACGGCAGTTTTCATCATTCCATCCCTCGTTCAGCTCTCGCTTCGGGTCCCCACTGGGCGGGGTCTGGGCCCTTGACACCTTCGGGGAGATTCTCATCGGTGTCCTCATCGGTGTCGTCACCGTTGATGACGACCTCGATGTCGTCGGTGATTCCTGATTTGTCCGTTCGCGCCATGGACCCGGAATCTAGTCTGCGGATCAGCTGCTGTACATCTGATCGGGATCATTTGCCCCGAGTAATCCCGCGACGGCCGCAGAGGCGCCAGCGACAAGGACGGGGGCGGGCAATCCGCCGTTGATCATCTGATCGGTCACGATAGTCGTCACAAGCGCAATCCAGAACCCAAAGCACCATGGGCAGTGCCACATGTGAAACAACTTCGGCCAACGTGCCTCGGCTTCATCCTCTGGCTCTGGCGCCTCGCCGATCTCGGCCGGGTCGTCAACCGTGATCTTGATACCGAACAGCCGTGCGCGAGCGCGGATTGTGATCACATCGACGGCGAGCAGGCGCCAAAGTCGGTAAGCTGCCCACCCGATGAGGAGAGCAGCGAAGGTCGCTTCGATCACGACGCCTTCGCCCGGACTCGCACTAGGCCGCCATGCGTATCCACGTACGCCTGTGCATCGTCGTAACGGTCGAATGACTCACTGTCACCTTCATCACTGCGGATGAAGAACTCGATCGGCCTGTGCGACGGATCTCGTCGCCCGCCGCATGTCCCTGCCCTGCACACTGTCACAGCACGCCGCCCGGGATCGGGACCGGCCTGCCGTCCTCCGTCCACATCGCGTCGGGCTCTGGATCGGACAGCTGTGCAAGAAACATGCGGGCAGGACCGCGGAGGTGCCGGGGGGTCTGGCAGCCGCAGGAGGCGCGGGCGAACGCGAAATCGGTCGGACCCTCGACCTGGAGGGTGCCGGAGAGGACTCGTCCTCGGATGCGAGGCGGCTCAGCGAAACGAAGGTTGACGGGATAGGTATTGGGGTCCTCCGGGAAGAGAGCAAACTCAGTCTCGTCGGTCTGGATTAGCCGAGCTCGGAAGGCGCCGTGATCACCGATCTGCGCAGTGCCGAAGCTATCAACCCGTCGGCTGGTGTTGGCGGGTCTGTACTTTGCCATCAGAAGATCGTCCTGTCGCTGGCATAGAAGGCCTCGATCTCTTCGGGCGACATCACGTGCAACGTGACTTCGATCTCTTCCACTTCGGGACAGGGTGGGGGGACACAGGGGATGAAATCTCCTTCATTGCGTTCGCCGTCTTGCATGGACCCTCCTCAGGTGCCGACTTTCTTCTTGCCGCGGTGCCAGCGTATCATTGTACCCGGCCGTCTGCTAACAGCCCTGTTTACGGTGCTTGCGCCCGGAAAGCTGGTAGTGACATCTTCGAATCCGGCGCGGCCCCACAGATAGGTGCAGGCCCAGACCATCGCGTCCATCCGGTCTGGGCTCTCGGTGGTAATGCCCTCGACGTACGTCGTGAGCTCTTCCTCGAGGAGGGGGTGGTGGCCGACGAGGTGGCCTCGGAAGTCATCCCTCTCCCAGAGCAGTGCGACCGGTTCAGCACGAGCGCCCTTACTCCCGCGACCGCGAGCAGTGGCCGGGATGATCGTCACTTCGTCGAGGAGGTCGGCTGCTTTCAAGACGGCCCGGATAGCATCGCCGCCGGAGTCATTCTCGGGAATGATCGGTGCGGAGTGCTCGATGGCCAAGTCAACTGCGATACGAGTCCATTGCTCGGCGGTGCGTCCCTTTAGGGACGCATCTTCCACTACAAAGAGGTGCCGGTCGTTTGTCATGTGCACGAGAACGATACCCGTCGTGCCGGTGCTGTTCGCGGGGTC